AGGTGGAGGTGGTGGCGGAGGTGGAGGTGGAGGTGGAGGTGGAGGCGGAGGTGGTGGCGGCGGTGGTGGCGGTGGTGGCGGAACCGGCTGATGAATGGGTATCCCGGAGCCCGTGCGCGTAATGTCCGGTGCTAGCGGCACCTTCCGTTGTGGCGGCGGGGGTGTGGTGCTCGGAACATAATAAAGATGTCCGGTAGAACCGAAATTTGAGAAGGTTGGCGGTGCCAGTGTATCCTGCTCGGTTTGAGCGATGAGTTTCCCTTGAAACCCCAGATATTGATATTGCTCGAGCACCGAATGCCCAGTCACCAGCGGCAAGCCCGCCGCCAAGAGATTGCCGGTGGCGGTGTCGCTGATGTCGAGCACCCATGTTCCCAGCGGCTCGCACCATCGCATCAGCAGCGAATATTGAATGCCGCCAAGCGAGATCGACTGCCGGAATGGGCCAAATGGACGGCTCGGAACCTCAAATGCCTGAACCTTTGTGCTCGATGCCATCAAGTCCCAGGGGTTAGTGCATCTGGCACAACAACAAAATTTTTCCCGTCCTGCAGATTATTGGTTCCCATATCGGTAGCACCCGCAGTCGCCTGCGGGTTGCTCTGATTTTGCACCGGCACATTCACCGCTGTCGTGCTCACCAGAATTACCTGGCGGCAATGGATCGTGCCGTCGAGAATGTTTTCCGTGCGCTCATTGGTCGCCACCGAAATATGGCTGACCAGCATGTTGAAATAGTGTCTTTTCCCTGTATAGAGATCAAACAGGATGCTTTCCGCCTGTAATTGAAGAAAGCCCTGATAGATCGATTGGAGTTCGGTCTGGCTCTCGCCGCGCCAGCCGAGCCGCAATGTTACCTCGGCCGGACGCTTATAGGCGTGATCCGAGATGGTGGCACCTTGCTCGACCGGGTGATCGGTAATCACCAACGTGTCATCGAGTCGCTCTTCGACCCATACCGTCGGCTGAGTGACGAACGAGCCCTGCATCGGCTGAAACGAGCGCGATGTGATGATTGTCGCCGGTAGCAATGCCGGGCCAAGCGGAATGGCTCCCGGCGGGATAGCGCTCACGCCAGAACCTTTGCCGCACCGGTGGTGATATGACCGGTACCCGCAGGGCACTCGACCGTGTCGCCGATGCGCGCCACACCCTTGCTGCCGCCGCCCAGCACGACATTGCCGCTGGCGGTAATCGCCACGTCGCCCGAAGCGTTGATAGTGATCTTGCCCTTGGCGGTGATCGTGACGTCGGCCTCGGTAACCAAGTGAATGCTGCCACCCTTCGATCCTGTAGCCGCGAAGGTTCCGGTGGTACCTGCCGCTCCGGAGCCGCCAGCTATTTCGACATAAGTCTTGCCGTCATCGGTGCGCAACTGCACCGTATCGGTGCTGGCCCCCTTTAGCGCGCGCACCTTTGAGCGTGTGCCCAAAATGGCGAAGCCATCGCTCAGATCATGCTTACGGATCTCCGCTTGCGGCTGCACGCCACCCTTGTCCCACCAGGTATCGATGCAACGGCTCGAAAACACCACTAAGCATTCATCACCCTTCTTGACCGGCATCGTCAGGGTGTAGCCGCCGCCCGAAGGGAAGTGCACCGGCACATGGATCAATTTATCCATCGTGACATCAACGAGAGAGCCGTCCGGTGTTTGAATGGCTCCCTTGAGCGCCGGCTGTACCGAAACGGTACCTTCCGCAGCATCATAGGATAGGATGATGCCAGGTAACGCGGTCCAGATTTCCGACTGGCGGCCATCCATCGCCGCGCGCACCGCTTCCTGCAGGTCTTCGTAGCGCTCGCGTCGATCCATTTTAGAATGGCTCTCCGGGCGCGTAGGGAGGCCCAGGAGAGGCCGGAAGACATCGGCAGGTAGGGTAGCTAGGGCGAAGAGCCCCACGGCTCTCCAGAAGGCTCATTCGTACTCGCTGCCCTCTTTCCTCCGGCGAGCAACCGGAGGGCCAAAACATCTGCTTTCTCTTCCGCGCCAGTTCATGCCCATGGCTCCGCCAATCTCAGACGCCAGATGAATGCCAATGATCTCGGGGATCAGCCCCCGCTTGCCGCGTGGCCACTGGCGCGCAAAAGCAAGATCGCTTCGGTCGGCCATACCGTGATCGGGGTATTTCTTGATCCCCGTATGGCCAGCGTGCCAGATCTGGAAAAACCCGATAGGGGCCCAACCGTCCTCGCGCATCTTGGCGACCCGAACGCCCATCGGAAACGCCTCAGCCTGGATAAAGGCGTCGCACGAATGCTGCACCTCGGGATACGCCAGATAGCACATCCACGCCTCGAACGATGGACACATCATCCGATCGATACCGTAGATAGTATCGGGCGAGAGCTCAGCTTTCTCGATCAGCGCTCGTGTTCGCGGCGGAAGGACGATATCGGCATCAAAATGGGCGATCCAATGTTCTCCGGACAGCCGCTGAAGTCCGGCATTGATGCCACCCGATTTGCAAAAGGCCCGCTCGTGCTCGTAGAACGCGTCAGTGGTAACGCATTCGACGTGATGATGCTCGCAGAGGTCTCGCGTTCGCCGGTCACGGCGGTCGGTGACAACCACATACCGGTTAAACAGGCTCTTGTTCCACAGGATTGTGTGAGAGAGGAAATCTGCGTAATTAACGCAGATCGTTACCGCTTCGATAAACATCCGACGTCACTCGCTAAGAAATAGCGAGCCATTTTTGCGATGTATGAGTTAGATTTTCGAGCACCCCAACCGGCCCGCCGCCGCCAGTAAAGAATATGATGTTCCCTTGCTGCCCTTCGGGAGCGGCCTCTATCCGGTAAGCATGAGCAAGATTGAGCAGCACGGCGCTTCCGTCGGTCTTTGTAAATCTAACCCAGTGTGCGTGTGGTGGCATATCAAAGGTTCTCCTCTTACAGAAAAGCGATTATTTGATGTCGATGTCTTCTACTGTCACGGTGCCCGGTGGATCCGGAACTTTCTCGCCTGGAGGGAGAGGCGTTTTGAGATCCGTCGGCGTAGGTCCGCCAGTCGTCGAAGGATCGAGCGCCAGGAGGACCATGTTGGTGTACCACGGATTGCCACGGCTATCACCTTCATGCTCAACCACAAGCACCCGATAGAAACCATCATTCGTGACGTCCGCGAAACGCGTCAAATTCGTATAACCCGGGAATGTCGTCGAATTCGGATTTGGCCCCGAGCTCTCCGCTCCCTGCTGGATGGTCTGGTTGATGTCTTTATTATTAATCTGAACCTGGTCATAAACTTTGACCACCGGATTGAGCAAAGAGCGTACCATGATGCCTTGATCGGTCGCCTCCGGCACTCCGATCATTCCGGTGCGAGAATTGAGTTGGATCGCAGTACCCTTGGCTACGCCGTTATTGGGTATGATTTTTAGCTTGCCGTCCTCGATGAGCCAGCCAACGCTGTTATTGTTGGCAAAATCCCGCATCCGCCCGACAAACATGCCGTAGAGCACCTTGCCACGAGGCAGAATACCACCCGTGCCGGAGGCCTCACCTGGCGAAGCTTTGAGCGTCTGCTCGCCCTTCTCGATGCCATAGGCGGCGATCGCACCATTGACGACATCGACTTGCTGCTGCGTTGTTGCCGGCCCTTCTATGGTTTTGTTCACGATCGCGTAAAGGTGCGCGAGGTCGCCATCTGCGGCAAATATGTCAAGATAGCTATCAATGTTGTTCTCTCGCCCGCGGCGGAACTGCTTGATTGTACCATCGAAAATTATGGCAAATCTTCCCGTTTTATAGCCGGCCGAAAGAGTGACCCGAGAATATTCCTGAATGACTCGCTTTCGGGTTTGTTCTGAGAGATTGTAAACCCGAATGGTGGCAGTCTTGGGTGTCGAGGCGCCATCAGCCGCGCGGATGTAGAATGTGAACCGGAGTCGCGAAAGGTCTTCGCCTTGCGAACTAGCGCCTATATCCGACGAAAAATCAGTAGCACTACCAGCTGACACTACCAGCGAAGCCCGGCGCAGCCATAGATCGGTCGTGTAGGAAGTCTGATAGGAAGCCGCCCCAACCCCAAGCCGGGAGTCGCTCATTGCGCTGCCGCCGCTTCGGGCTGCCGCGGGCCCACCGGGTCGACAGCGCCGCGCAGATTGCGCACCATGTCGCCATTAACCCGATCCATCGTATTTTGAATTGCCCGCGCAGCTTCAGGCGCATCATGACCAGTGACATTGATGTTGTTGGTTTGAGTGATGCCGACGCCGCTAGAGCCACCGCCGCCAGTGGATGCCAGAGCCGGAGCTCCAAACATCGCTTCTCGCCATCTCCGTGCAAAAGCTACGCCGCCAAATCCGCCGTAATCGTTAAACCGCTCACCTGCGATGTTCACTCCTACACCGCCAGCCACATAGTTTGGATCGCCAGGACTGCCCTGATCGGTGTAGCCGCGGATGATGTTGCTGCCGGCGAGGGCTTCATCGATATTCCGCATTCGGGCGGCAAGACGTTCTGGATTGCGTTCTAATTCCGCTAGTCGACCCTCCACCTGGCCGCGCCTCACGGGACCATAAAAGCTTCCGGCACCCCCTCCGATGCCTTCGGCGATCGTACCGGCTCTCCCAGCCTCCCGAGCCAAAAGCATTCGATTCATTAAACTTTCAACTACCCCTGTCCCTGCTTGTGGATTTTCGAGGTCGACGAGCGCCGCCAAGCGTCGTTTGAGTGCTGGGTTTTGTTCCAATTCTTCCCGGAACGGCGCCCGCATCCGAGCAATATCGGCATTGCCTCCGCCGGTCCACCAATCGCGCAAGCGGTTCAACAATTGCCGCGGAGCCGATGGGCCATTTGGATCGATAAAGGGACGTCCTTCTTGTGGCGTTTGTGGCCCACCCATAAATCCGGGTATCGGTATCTGATGCTCGCTGAGCCACTTGATCCCATCAACGATTTGGGAAATTACAGTCGAAACCGCGACAAACGCATCCTTGACCTCGGTCAATGTACTCTTGATGTTATCCCAAGTTTGTTTGTTTTCCAGTAATGCCACAAATTCTCTGACGCCAGCCACAATATAATCGGTAAATTCTTTTTGATGATCGGTTAGCCATGTATTCAGCTCTTTTAATTTTGATAGAACGAGGGGCAACAACTCTTGGGCAATCCTGTCCCAGCCAACACCGAGTGTCGCAAAAATGCTGCGCATAGTGCGCTCAAAATCGACCCACAACTGCGTCAGTCGTGTGGGATCGATACCCGCAGCCCGCTGCTTTTCCCGGTATTCCTCTAGCGCCCGATTTATTTCCTCAAGATTTTTGGCAGATTGCCGCAATGTTACCGGGTCAATCCCCAATTGCTCCACAATCGAGATCGCCAGCGCTTCGCCCGCGGGACCTTGGCGCGCCATGCGGTCGTACCATTTGGCGATGTCGATAAAAATCCGCGAGGTATCTCGTAATTGGCCATTGGTGCGCCGGGTCGCGATGCCGAGCGAATTCACCCATTGCTCGGTGCCTAGCACGGTCCGCATCCGCTGGGCAAAGCTCTCGACCTGCGCCTCCATGCCCTTGAATCCGAGCCCTACCTGGGCCGAGGCGTAGCGCAAAGCCATCAAATTTTCGGCGCTGGAGCCGGTTCGCTGTACTGCATAATATAATTCGCTGAAATCATCCGCCATCCGCTTGATGGCGAGCGTAATCCCGGCGGTCGAGAGGCCAAAGGTCAAGGCCAGCTTCTTCATGCTGTCGGCCGCACCCTCAGCGACACCCTTGATCGTCGAGCCCAGGCCTTGCACAACCTTGGTGGCACCGCTGATGGCGCCCTGAAAGGCGCGCATACCAGCGTTGTCCACTTTAAAGCCCAATGAAACCAAAAATTCGCGAATAGGATCAGCCACTATCTCGGATTCCTATAGAATTCATCGAGGCGCCGCCGGTTTTCATCGCGCACGTCGAGCGCGTCGTTCATGTTGGCCCAGTCATTGAGATCGAGCTCAGTGCTAATCATGCTCTCGTAGCGAACAATCCCCTCGAGCACCGGTCGCCACAGCCAGTTCTCGTCGTCCGGCATATTGACAAAGTCTATGCCCTCAGCTGGCGCACGACCCCAGACATCCCCGAGGTCGAGGGGCTTACGTTGAAAAAACTTTGCAGATTCTCCGAGATGACGTGCCAGCACAGCTGAAGCATGGTTGGAAGATCCATGTCGTCGAACATGATCCCGGTATTGGCGTTGTAGACGTTCGCCCAAGCACCATTATCTTGACGCCGCTGACACACCGAAAGACAGGTGTTCACGACGTAATCAGCTTGTTCGTCACTCAAAGCACCGATCGCCTCGATGATTGGCCCAGCCGTGCGCAAAATGGACGTCAGATTTAGTTCAGCATTTTCTACGGGCTCGTCGCCTGCGGTTGCGCCCATTGCCTCAAATAAATTGCTGGCGGCACTCAATACCGGTGCCAGCCGGCGCATTACATGAAATTGTTGCTTGGGATGAAGCCGGCCAGTGCGATAGGTCTGATCGCCAAATTCGATTTCGCTCATGCGCTCACCGGTGCACCATCACCCAGCACTTGGTCGACAATACCACCCCAGGACCATTCTTGCATCGCTCCTTCCTTGCTGTAGACGATCGTCGGAAACCGCATGAAGGCCATGCTGGTGCCGGTAATCGTATCGCCGCGCACGTTATCGCTGACGGTGATCGTGTTGCCGCCCCAATTCGCCGAGCTCGCCGATTGACTGTTGTACATTGACGATAGCTTGGCATTGGTCGGACTGGTCTTGAGCAAGCGCACGGTAATGCGCCCCGGTTTGGCGGCATGCAATGCATGCATCAAGACGCCATCGGCACCCCAGATCATCGTGTCTTTGTCTTCCATCATCTCGATGGAGATGCCTTCTTCGGCCACGGCGGCGCCAGCGCCAAAATTCACGACACCGCCGACGCCGCTGATAGACGCGACACAGTTCAGAAACGAGTAGGTTGTTGCTGCCATTTGTTGCTCCCAAAATTACGGGATATCCGAAACCTTCGGGACTTCCTGATAGAGCCCGCGGGCGAGTTCCGATATAAAGTCGTCCGTCTTCATGCCATCATACCTGCAAAAAGCGCTGCCAGACCGGAAGTAATAAATCCGATCAAGGCCCGGTTGACAGTGATCGCGACATCCACAGTATGGACTGCGCCCGCTAGTTTTGCTGCGACCTGGATCAGCGGCGAGCGCCGTGCCGCGCGGTCGGCAAGCGCTTGGTCGGCCACTGTCGGGGCCCAGACGTAATAGCCTTTGGTGAGATTGTCGCCTTGCTTGATGCTACCAAAGCCGGCCGAATTCCACACACCTGGCGCCAACAGTCCATTGGTGACGGCTTGCGTCAATGACGTTTCGACATTGTTGGTGAGGATTATGACACCCGCATCGGTCTGCGGTATTTTTGGCGCATCATAAAGCAGATTGAAGAGACCCGTTTGGATGTAGTTGGCCATCCAATCGGTACCCCATACTTCATCGATGTAGAACCCGCCTGCGGTCTTGCCATTGACGATGATCGATTTGCCAACCGAAATCTCAGCCAGATAATTATAATTGTTGAGATCGAGATTGTCCGCGGCGGTCGACCCGAGAAATTCCGGATCCACACCCGGCTCGATCTGCCACATAAAGGTGATGGCGGTATTGCTGCCGGTAAAATCGACCGTACAACCGCGGGCGAAGAGTGAGGTTACCGCATAAGGCGTGGTGGTAGAATATTGCACTGCCGAACGCTTGTACCCAGCAGCTCGCAACAAAGCACCGATCGAGGTCGTGTCCGGCGAGAAAATCGCCGCCGCATCATTTGTCGTGACGCCCTGCATGTGTTTGTTGTCGGAACCTTCGACAAACCCAGCCACCGCGAGGTAATCATTGCTGGTCACCGTGACTGTCGTCGCCCATGTCATAAAATACCAATAGGTGCGCGCCCCATCGAGAATGATGACCGCCTCTAGCGGCGTTTCGGCAGCAATCCCGGCAATCAGCGATTCCGCCGTCGTCGAACTCATTTGCAGCATGTTGGAAAGATCGGTGCCGGTACCGGCCGATGTCAAATAAGTGACCGCCGAGGAGGGTCCAGTGCTCGTAGTGCTTATGATGAATTGAACACCATTCCATAGACAGGTCGCGCTGCCGGTCAAAGCTGAGGTAATTATCGAGGCCACACCATTTAGATTGGTGATACCGGATAGATCCAGACCCGTGACATTGTGCGCGACACCGTCGATAACAACGTGAAAGCTGCCGTCGGTGATCGACGTCCAATTGCTCAGCACTTGTTGCGCGGCGCTCAACGGGCCGCCGACATTGATGCCCGCCGTCGCTGACGACGCCCATCTGCCAATATAGAGGGTATGCGGTTGTGGCGATTGGTCAAAGAACAGCACCGCCGCCTTATATTCAGGATCATCAATAGTGAAGTCGCCGGCGACTGCTGAGAGGCTGTTGTAAGTTCGAATGCGCTCGAGCACATCGATCACATTGCTGTCACCAACAATCAGCAGGGTGTCAAAATTAGCGGCTGGCGTTGCTGTCGGCGCCAGTGTCACCGTAACATTGATAAACCGGTTTACCGGCAAGCCGATCGATTGTGCCATGACTTAGTAAATCCCTTTATGGATCAAGCGCCATCGCCGCCGAGGATATAGGTCTCATTGCCAACCTCGACGACTGTGATCAAAGCACCTCTGCCGGCGGTGCCGGTAAAGTTGTGTGGTTGAGGAATGAGTGTTACCGCGGCAAAGTTCGGAGTTACTTTGCCGGTTCCGGATTGGACAAGACCGCACTCAAAATTGAAAGTGGCGCCGCCGAGACCGGTAGGCACTGTTACCGCGATCGGAGAATTTGAGGTATAAGTAACAACTCCGTCTTTATCGGCTGCGGTTAGCGTATCGGTGGTGCCCGCTACGGTGCGCCTGGTGGTGCCAACCGGTCCAGTCGGCCCGGTGACGCCTTGCGCTCCTTGAGCACCCTGAGTGCCGGTAAAACCGGTCTGCCCGCGCAAGCCGGTGGGTCCAGTATTGCCCAATGGTCCGGTGACGCCCGCAGAGCCTTGCGGGCCAGCAGCACCCGTAGCGCCGGTAGGACCAACATTCCCCTGAAGTCCTTGAGCGCCAGCTGATCCGGCTGGTCCAGTCGGGCCAGCACCTGTCGGTCCCGTGGCACCAACGGCACCCGGAGTGCCGGCGGTCCCTTGATTGCCTTGAGCTCCGGTCGGACCAGCAACACCAGCCACACCTTGCGGGCCAGCACTGCCAGTAAAGCCGGTAACACCTGGAACGCCCTGGATGCCAGCGGGACCGGTTGCGCCGATACCACCCGGAATGCCGGTAGGCCCGGTCTGACCCTGAACACCCGCAGCGCCGGTGGCACCAGTAGGACCGCCTGAAGGACCGGTGGGCCCGGTAAAACCGGTGCCGCCCCCGGGTGGCCCGGTCATTCCGGTGGCCCCTGTAGGGCCTCCAGGCGTGCCCGCAACCCCGGTTGGTCCGGTCGCGCCAAATCCCGTAGCGCCCGTCGGGCCGAGAGGTCCGGTCTGCCCGATTGCGCCAATGGCTCCGGTGGCACCTTGCAATCCGGTCGGGCCGGTGACCCCGGCAGGACCCTGCACACCGGCAACCCCAGTGGGCCCCTGCGAGCCAGCTGGCCCCACTCCGCCAGTTGGGCCGATAATGCCCTGAGCACCTTGAGCACCAGTGGGACCGGTTGGCCCTACTCCAGTAGGCCCGGACGGGCCGCTCGGGCCAGTCGCAGCAGCCCCGGCGGGACCGGTGGCTCCAGGAGGACCGGCATTGCCTTGGACCCCGGCACCACCAGTTGGGCCAATGATACCCTGCGGACCCGTGGTACCGGTAGGACCTAATCCCCCCGCAGGCCCGGTCGAGCCAGCTGGACCAATCCCGCCACCGACGCCGGTTGGTCCAGTGTGACCAGGGTCCCCGGTCGCTCCGGTCGGGCCACCGGATGGTCCAGTTGGGCCTAGAGCACCGGTTGGCCCGCCAGCCGGTCCGGTTGGGCCCAGGGCTCCAGTCCCTCCGGCAAGGCCGGTGGGACCAGTTGCTCCTGTACCAAAACCAGTCGGACCCAAAGCACCTGTGGCACCCGGAATACCCGTTGGACCGGTATGTCCAGATACGCCGGCAACACCCTGAGGGCCAGCGGTGCCGGTCGGGCCAGCAGCACCGCGCCCGCCAGTCGGCCCCGCAGGTCCCGGCGGTCCGGTAATGCCTCCAGGAATCGGCCGCGCCGGAGTTGGCGCCGGTGCCGTACCGACAACCGTTATCGTAAAATCGCCAAAGAATGTTTGATTATTGAGAGTATCGACCGCTTGAACAGTAATAACATTATCACCGGAACCGATAGTGCCAGACCATTGCGTAACAAGATTGGCACCATTGATAGCAAATCGAGTGTTGACCCCGACCAACGTAAATATCGCCGGCAGCGGAATTCCGGCGTCGGTTTGCAACTGAAAGCTACCGACAATGGTAAATTGCGGCGCATTGGCATTGACGACACCGCTGCCGGACAGGGTGAATGACGTCATTTCCGATCGTCCCTTTGATTTTAGGGCTAAACGCGCGTTCCGAATTTAGCGGTCAGGACTTGTTTTTCGACCGGCTGCGCAGGCTCGGGCGGAATTACATTCGCCGTGTCGAAATCACTTTCGATCGACACGAGAATTTCTCCTTGTATCGGGACAGCCGCCATCGCTTGCTGCCCCTGAGCACCGGCACCCAACAACATTTTAGGAAGGTTATTCGAGCGGGTCTTTGGTCATGGTGACGTGCAAATCAACGGCCGCATTGATCCAAGACTTAATTGCGTGCTGTTGGAATTCTGCGTTGCGCGGCTGAAGATCCGCATCGAGCCCATAGCCGTAGCCGTAACCAAAATCGCAGTTGATGCCGATGTCGTCAAAATGGTCGTTCTCACGCCATTTCTTGTTGAAGTAGACGAAGGAAAGCGCCGAGAGCGGTGGCCATTTGGCTCGTGGATCCGCTATCGCGCGCTGCGATGACCAATGCGGCACCACTAGAATGCATTGTCCCTGTGGCTTTAATATCCGGTAAACCTCATTGAAGAACGCGATGCGCTCGGGCATATCGAGACGGTGCAAATAATGCGCCGAGAACACGGCATCGACCACCGCATCATCGACAGGCCATGGCATCGACTTTAGATCAATGACGTGGTCGACAGCATCGGTCTTAATTGCATCGAGCCCGATAAACCCGTCCTCGCGCTGCTGATAGGCACCCGCCAGCCGTAGCTTGAAGGGCGCATCCTTGGGCGGAGCGATCCGGAAGGAAACCAGCCGTGGCTTAGCTCGAGCGGCGCGCGGCATGTTCGTTACACTTTCATCTCAGTAATAGTGCTTTCATGGTAGAAAGAGATCGTCCGGATCGGCCATTCACACTGGTTCTGTAGAATCTCGCGCGCGGTGCGCAACAGAGATTCGATCGCGTGCTGCCCACCTACATCTTCAAGGATGTAGAACCCACCAGGGCGCATGTAATCCATCAGAACGTGATAGGCGAGAATCTGGTCTTGCGGATCATGCCCACCGTCATCAACGATGACATCAAACGGGAAATGGGCTTCAGCAACCCGATGGAGATCGTTGTCGACACCTGAGTTTCCGATTTCGATTGCGATGCGCTGATCGCCCGTAAAGAGCTCTTTCCGATCTTCTCGGAGATCCATTCCAACGATATGGCCACGGTGGAAATAATCGCGCCACATGCGCAAGCTGGCACCATCGCCGACCCCTATTTCGAGCAGCTTGATGGGTTCATCTCGTAACCGCTGCAGATAGCCATGGTACCAATCAAGGTAATTGTGGCTACCCGAGGCTTTGTCGGTGCCGTGCTTACGGCCGAGAACGTCAAGAATTGAGCGGGTCATGATTATCAACTAGGTGGGAAAGCATGAGTAAAGCCGATTTTGTAAGGATCCCAAATAGTCCTCAATAACTCATTCATTGCGAGGAATTGAACGATCAGGTCAGCTTCATCAGGATTGGCCTGGCGCCATTCGTCGTGGCTGTCCAGTGCGAGCCCCGGCCCATTCTCGTCGGGCGGCTCAGCGCCTTGCGCTTTGGCCCAATCCAGAAAAGCACGAATATTATTCTCGTCAGCCATTTAATTTCCCCCCTCACCACATTGTGTCCGTTTCGGAAGAATAATGGCCCACTTTCACAGAGCAATCAACAGCGCATTTATAACCATGCTTGTAAAAGTCGCTCCATCCATATAAATCTTGCGTCCAAGCACCTTCAGTTGCGCTTGCCGGAGTCTTGAACCACGGTCGCCGCAGGCGTGCATCCTTGAACATTTCCAATCGAAACAGCGTAAATCCCATACCGAGCCCGTTGCACAGCACCAAGCCACCATTCGGGTCGGGCAATTGCGGGCGGAAATTGAGCGGATGGCTGTTCGGATCGCCCCATATCTGCGCGCAGCCGCCTGGGCCTTTGGTGAAATAAAGGCCGCCGATCGCCGCCAGGCCCGGGTGCTCTTCCATCCGCCGTGCCAATTGCACCATGCCGTCGCTCGGCGGCGCGTTGTCGTGCTCAATCGTCAGAATGTATTTCCAGGTCGACAAATCCGGATTTGCCAGGATGCCCTCGATGCAACGCGAGTAGGCGTCGCCGACTTCGAGCCCCTGCGCGCCCAAACGGATGAACCGGTTATTAGGTGGATTAATCATGCCCATCCACGAGACCGCCACCCGGAACGGAATCATTGCTGGCTTTTCCGGCTCTTTGAGATTAACCGCCGGTACAATAGCGATGGTCGATAGATCCTTCCAACTGTGCTCGGAACTAAGCCGATTTACGGTTTGCGAGAGATCGGCATTGTGTCGCCCGCTATCATTGGTGAAGATAATGGGTTCTGCGTTCATTGCTTACGCTCGATAAGGCCATAAGGAAACTCCGGCTAGGCCACCGCGACCAATCAAATACCATAGTAGATCCTGTGGCCAGATCAGAAATTGATTTATATTGCGCGCATATTGAGCAAGGTCTGTGCCGAGCGCCCGGTTCCATATATCGGCGCCAACGAATGTGGCATTACTGGCGGAAGTCGGAGACTCACCAGTAACTCCATAAGTGCCAACTCCGATGTAGTTGTTGCGAACATCGTAAACAGATGTAGACGGAGACGAAAACGTAACATCGGTCCCGTCAAGCTGTACGAAGAAGGTGTTACCTACCCTGGTTCCACTAAAAAGATGGAAATTCCCATCAACGACCGAAGCGATGCTGTCAACGCTATCCGGACTATTAACCCCGTCGTATGTGCTTAACGCAAACTGACCAGCCGTACTACTATTAGCACTAAGCGCTACTTCCGGCGTATTGTAATTAAGATTGTTGTTTGATTGGACCAGGAGCCGGCTATTGTTGGCGTTTGATGCCGGGTTCGCCAGGACAGCGAGAGTGAAATCACCTTTGCCATCCCCGGGAGAGGATGTCGTAAGGACCGCGCGGCCCTGGCTGAACCGCGGCGCGTCTGTGCCGTTCATCGTGGTTTGGGGCCCCAAAGGGCCATTCGAGATCGCGCTCCCCGTCGTGCTGCCGTAAACCCCATTGACGAGATCGATTTGCAAACCGCCGAGCGTGCGCCAGCAAAAACACAGTCCGCGGGTCAGCGGGTTGGACCAATCTATTCGCGGAATGCCACCTAAAGCAACTTTGCGGTAGCGATTGGCGATCGGTCGAGCAACAGAGGGCATTCAGACGCCTAGAGTTGCACGGCCCAGGGAGCCAAGAAAACAGCCCAAGCCGTGGGCATCGTCGCTTTTGAATTGTTCTGGATCCGCACCTTGAATGGCACGGTCGGCAAATTTATGACGGACCGGCCATCCATCGGGCTCGTATTGCCTGCGACGTAAGCAGCATTGTCCAAAGGAATGCTAAAATCAGGTGTGCGTATTTGCGCCGGCACTGTGGTGCTTGGCGTTTGGAGAACACTGTCGAATGTGAGACCGCCATCTCGCGATTCCAAGAACCAGCCATCCAGATGCGCATTGAGGCCCGGCGTAAATCCGGCACCGCCACACATAAACCAGATGTCACCTTGTAATGCTTGATTGATGTCGGAAGGAGACTGACGGAATATTCCAGTGCTATTCCAATAACTCGACGTGAGTGCCGCGCCGTCGATGAGATTGGTCGCCTCACCTCCGATCAGCACCGGATAATTGTAGATATTGATGGCGGTGCTAGCACTACTGCTGGTCGCCGTGAGTATCGTAATAGCGGTACCGCTGGTGACGGAAGCCACGATATCAGGCGCGTGACCGCCAGCGCCAAGAGTAAGATATTGCCCTCGAATTACACCGGTTCCGGCCGGACCGCCCTGGGAGTTAGGAGTGAAACCCGCGATCGTGTCGACATTCGCATTGGTATGAGTGGCCGCCGTACCTGACAAAACCGCCGGGCTCAGATAGCCGGCATTCCCTGCCGCTGCGAGAAAATTGGTGGGCATGAATGCTTTAACTCAGTCCGGCCGCATCGAGATCATTATGATTCACCTCTGATCTGAGCCCACCACCACCGTTAACGAGATCGCTAGGATTTGTTTGCGCTGACCACCAAAGAATCTGTGGCGCATCATAAAGCGCGTAGAGATTGGTTAGATTAGTTCGAGTGGTAGGAAAAGCAGCGGCGGTAAAAAAGCTATTCAATTGTCTTCGCGCCTGTGAAGCCTGAGAGACATCCACTGTTCCCAATGCCAAAATGTCTCGCACTAACTGCTTCTGATCGTTTGGCGTCGTTGGCAATGAATTAAAATCATTAGGAAGTATGCAATCATAAATCTTATATGTTGCCACGATTGCGGGCACTGCCGGACCAGCTATTTTGAGCGTGTTTATCTCATTCAATTTAGCATCGGTCGTGGTGCTGACCAGCGTTGGCCACTTGGCTATTAGCGCATCATAATGGCCTGGCGGCGCGCCCGCGGTCGGCAGCGGAGCGCTTGCTTCTTCTACGACATCAGCCATTTTTACAGCATGCCCATTTGATAATACAACGCGGGATTGCCGACGCCCGAGCTGAGGCTTTGCCAGGCAATCGTTCCGGGTACCGCACTACCAGCGGATGATGTGCTCCCATCTCCGGGGAACGCCACCGACCCTTGTGCATTGGGTATGCCCGGCAGATTGAACGAAAGGGCCTGCCGGGAAATTGCCATGGTAGTGCCGAGCCAAGTCGGTGCCGCAGCCGATAGCGAGGTATTGCCGGTCGCTGTGGCGCTTGCCGAATTTCCCATGATTCCTAACAGATAATCGCTCCCGCTCAGTATCGCGCCGAATGGTATGTCGTGCCGCAGCCACGCACTGAAGTTAGATGAAACCGCATTCATTTGCGCATAAGCGCTGGTGCCCGAAGTCGTGCTCGCCGAGGTCGAAAATGACGAACTGACTTGAGCACTGGTTCCCTGCGGCCATGCCATCGTGACCGTGTTGCTCATCGTGTGCGAGCCGGAATTTCGGCTAATACTCCACGACTCAGTAAGACCAAAGGTCGCTATCGTTGACGAATAACTGGAGAAGGAATTGGTGCTCGTGCCGCCTTGCCGCGAATAGAGCACCAAACTCTGGGTCGAGCCCCACGATGCGCTCGCTGTCAGCGTAGCAGTATTGCTCGAGGTCACGCTGTAGCCGACCGTGCCGACGGCAACATTGCGTGAGGCCAACAACCGAACTTGGTTCACCGACAAATAATTTGCCGGAAGGATCAGCGGTGCCACCTGCATGGTGCCAACCGCTAGCGCCAGGGTCGTCGTAGAGATCAGCGGCATATTCTCGAAGTACATATTCGAGATGCCGGCGGGTCCACTGATAACCAATGTTGATGAGGAAAAACCCACCGAAACCGCACCAGCACCCGACAGCGTCAGAGTGCCGACCGTAACCGCCGATGACGATGCGAGGCCGGTCGTATTTCCTACGGCGACGAAATTATTCGTCGCGAAAAGTGAAATTGTGCTGCCAGACGTTGACAGCGATATGCCGTTGCTCGCCACCAGCGATGACGTCGCCGGTAACGACATGACAATTGATGAATTGCTAAAGCCGACGCTCAACGCCCCCGATGCGTTGAATGTCAGCGAACCGGAATTAACTGAGACGCTCGAGGTGACCGCAGTGGTGTTGCCCACTGCGTACATGCTCAGCGGGCCCGGCCCAACCGTGCCCCCGGAAATGATGATCGTGTTCGACGAATAGCCGACACTGGCGGCACCAGCGCCACTAAATGACAATGCTTCCGGTAATGCCGACGAGGTCGACGACGACACCGTGGTATTGCCCACAGCAAAGAGGCTGAGATTGGGCAACGGTGCCGAAATGACCGCCGCACCGGCACCCGCCGCAGTCGTCGAGTAACCAACGCTGACGGCACCCGCTCCGGAGAGCGATATGCTGGTCAGCGTCGCGGTCGTCGACGATGACAACCCCGTTGTATTACCGATCCCGTATAAGTTTTGAACCGTACCGCTGGCTGCCGGCCCGGAAATCACCAAGGCCCCAGCACCCGCAGCCGTGGTCGAATATCCTACCGAGACGCCACCCGCTCCCGAAACCGACATGACGCTGAGCGTATCGGTGGTCGATGACGACAGCGCTGTGGTGTTGCCGAGAGCGAATAAATTCTCGACGGTGCCGGAGGCGACGGTTGTTGCCCCCGAGATGACGAGCGCACCGGCACCCGCCGCGGTGGTCGAAAAGCCGACGCTGACTCCACCGGCCCCACTGATGGAGATGCTGCTTAATGTTTGCGTCGTCGAAGAGGAAGCCCCGACCGTATTACCGATCGCGAATTCATTCTGCACCACCCCGGAAGCGGCTGTCGTCGCTCCCGAGATGATCAGCACACCCGAATTGGCGGCAGTAGCGAAACCAACACTAACGCCGCCAGCACCGCTCACCGAAAGACTGTTGAGCGTCCCTACAGCCGAGGACGACGCCGAAGTTGTATTCCCGAGTGCGGCGATGCTGTTCGCGGTTCCCGATGCGATTGGCGGGGTAACAGACAGCATCAAGACGGCAGAGTTTGCCGCAGTCGAAAAGCCTGCCGATATTCCGCCGGTGACGCTGACCGTCAGGCTGCCGAGCGTACCGAGCGCCGACGAGGATTGTCCGAAGGTGTTGCCGCTGGCAATCCGGCTCTCGGCGGTGCCCGAAGCCGAAGTCGTGGCACCCGAAATAACCAAGGCGCCGGCGCCAGCGGCGGTGGTTGCATAGCCCACCGAGACACCGCCTGCACCGCTGATCGAAATCGAAGTCAGCGATTGCGTGGTCGAGGATGTCGCCCCGGTCGTATTTCCGATGGCGAACTCGTTCTGCACAGTGCCGCTGGCTATCGCGACCGGCGCCGAGATAACCAATGCCCCGGCTCCGGCAGCAGTTGTGCTGAAACCCACCGAAACCGCACCGGCACCAGAAATCGATATGCTGCTGAGGGTTTGCGTAGTAGACGAAGTCGCGCCGACCGTGTTGCCAATAGCAAATTCGTTCTGCGTGCCGCCGCTGGCAACGGTAGTCGCGCCGGAGATAACGACTATCCCCTGTCCGGCACCGGTCGTGGAGAGGCCAATGCTGACGCCGCCAGCACCACTCAGGCTGAGCTGACTGAGAGTGTGGCTGCTCGACGATGAAATCGCCGTGGTATTGCCAGATGCGAAAACATTTTGCACCGTGCCGGAAGCCACAGTCGTGGCACCGGAGATGACCAGCGCACCCGCGCCGGCCGCCGTCGTCGAAAAGCCGACGCTTACCCCGCCAGCACCTGAGATTGAGATGCTGCTGAGGGTCTGCGTCGAAGATGACAACGCACCCGTCGTATTCCCTATAGCATATTCATTTTGCACCACCCCGCTGGCCACAGCCACCGGAGCGGAGATGACAACCGAACTGTTGCTGACCCCGACACTAACAGCACCGGCGCCATCAAACGACAGCGAGCCTGCCGCAATGACACCCGACGAGACCGAGCTCGTCGTGTTGCCAACCGCGTAGACGCTGATCGTCGGCGCGGTTTGCGTGCTCGAGGCCGAAATGACAATCGAGCCATTCGAGAAGCCGACCGAGGCAATCCCGGCACCGTCAAACGATAGCGAGCGGGCATCGCGCGTCTGTGAGGTAGTTGTCCCGGTCGTGTTGCCGACCGCGGACATTCCCAGCGTCTGTACGCTCTGACTCGCCACGCTGAGGGTGGCTGTGTTGCCGGAACCGCTGATTGTCAGATTTTGCCCGGCCAGGTACAGGGTCCGGCCGGAAAGGGAGCTTCGCCCTGCGGTATTGGTGCCGCTTAGGCCAACATGGAGCCGCGCCGGCCCGAGCGCTCGATCACCCGGGATCGGTGAGAAATCAGCCACGGGTGCCGGCTAGAAGTCGGCAGCAAACGTGGTCAACGTGACCGATAGTGCCGTCGTTACCGTCGTGAGCGAGGCAAATTTGAGCACATCACCGGAAATCAGATACAGAAAGGGGTTGCCATCGCTATCGATCGGCAGACCCGGAATAACTGCCGGATCCAGGATATTCGTTGACGGGGTTCCGTTCACATTGCCGGAACTAATCGCCACGTTTTTCGTACCCAACAGATAGTCCGTACCACCATTAGTAATAAACACTTGGATATCGCGAGCCACCGTGTCCGTGCTCGTGGCGATGATGCCGGTAATTTTGCTGCCGTTGGCACCCGCGGTATAGCCGGTGACCAAGGTTGTGCCGGTCGCATTGAGGATTTTGACTTTGAGGTTTTGCGGCTGATACGGAAAAACCGGTGTAGCGTTAGGCGTGAACGGCACTTCAGGCTACTCCGCCTAGCATTGAGAAAAAATACAACGAACTTGGCCCGCGCGCCCCAGTGCTTCCCGTGTTTCCACCTAAACCCGTGGCCCCGGTCGGGCCGGTGACGCCTTGTCCACCAGCCGGGCCTGTAGCTCCAACACCTGGCGGGCCGGTTGGCCCAGTGGCACCCGTACCCGAAGCAGCTCCGGCGGCTCCTGTGGCCCCGGTCGGGCCTGTGCCAAGAGGCCCCGTAGGCCCCGTCGCACCAGTTCCTGAAGATGTCCCCGGAGCCCCGGTAGCACCTGTCGGGCCTACCCCAAAGGGACCTGTATTACCAGTCGGCCCCGTGGCTCCTAGCCCGGTCGGCCCGGTGGCTCCTACGCTGCCGCCAGCCCCCGTCGGCCCGGTGCTCCCGACCCCTGCCGCGCCGGCAGCGCCTGTAGGCCCCTGGGAGCCCGTAGGACCAGGGGAACCGGTACTGCCCGCTACCCCTGTAGCCCCCGTGCTTCCCGGCGCTCCAGCGGCTCCGGACGCGCCCACAGCGCCGGTCGGCCCGGTAACCCCTGGGCTGCCCGCAATCCCGGTCGCACCCGTAGATCCGACACCCCCCGTAGGGCCTGTCGCACCCGTAGATCCGACACCCCCAGCCGAACCCGCACCCCCCGTCGGCCCGGTCGCCCCAACATCTCCGGTCGGACCGGTACGCCCCGGATTTCCTGTGGCCCCCGCAGGACCGGTCAAGCCGATGCCGACAGCGCCTGTGGGACCCGTTGGTCCGCCTGAAGGGCCAGTAGGCCCGGCACTGCCCGTAGGCCCTGTAGAACCTATGGTTCCGCTAAAACCCGCCTGGCCGGTGGCGCCGGTCGGGCCTGTGGCACCAAGCCCCGTTGGCCCAGTCGGTCCGCCACGATCGCCGGTCGGCCCCGCCACCCCGGCTGAACCGGTGGGACCCGAGCTGCCGGTTGGTCCGGTAACTCCGATAATTCCCGGGAGATCCTCGGAGAGCAGCGAACTCCACACCAGAGCCAGAGGGCCGGCATGGATCGGCGCGCCGCCAAGCGAGGAATTTATCGAACCCCGCTCGATTGTCTGATTTACGGCATCATATCTGCCGTGCCCGACCTCCCAATAAGTCCATTGCCCGTTGACGTAAGGACCATCAACCAGCGTGTAAGCCACAAGCTGCTGGTTGACGATCGGCGGGTTGACATCAGCAAACGATCTAAACCCGCGGAGTGCGGAGCCCAGCTGGATGATCCCAATGCCCGGTGCCGCGCGCACGGACATTTTGACCATGTCATAGGCGAGAACCGCAACCATCTATCAAGGATCGATAATATTCCCTGCGGCCTCGATAACCGTGCGTACCGGGTAATTACGGGTGATGATGCGGTTGAACAGATAAGTGCGATCGACGCGCTTGAGCCAGCGTCGATTGATTAGTTCGGGCGCCCACACTGGATTGCCGACTTCGACCAAGCCAAAGCCGCCGAGCTGCAGAGCTTCCCGGTTTTGAGCGATGGCCAAGCCATCGCGCAGAATGCCGTCGCTCCAGCCGGCATGCGGGCCATAACTGGTCACCAGCAAATCCATTTGCTCGTGCTGCAGCATACGGTATTGCACACCATCTTGAGTCGTCTGGTCGGGCTCAAACCCTTCCCACGAGAAACCGGGATTGAGTCTACTGTTGGTGATGCCGATCGCTACCCAATCAACATCGAGCTCGGGCAGCGGCACCGGTTCGGGTTGCCAGCGCGGCCGCACGAGCTCCACCGGTAGATGGAGGACCCCGGCAACCAATTGTTGAAAGAAATTGTCGAGTATGTCGCCATCGAGCGGCTGGGCTCTGACCCAATAGGATGGGTCGGTGCCCATCTCGAAGGTCCATCGGTAAATGCCTGGCCCCGGAAGAAGCGGGCCAGGAACGGCGCTATCAAGCGCCGTTGGCAGCGTATCGGTCATGTACCATCGATGATGCTATGGCCTGATCGTAAACCGCCAAACATTCTTTCTTGCTTCGGCCTGGGGTATCGTTAAACGCAGGAACCGAGTTCCATTCGCCAAACCCGACATCGGCAATGGCTCGCAACAGAACTCCCGGATCCCCGCCTGCACCAATCATGCAAACGGCCTCCCGGCATTCTCCTGGCCAAAACCATTTTCGCGTTAGGCAGGAATTTTGGCACCATCCGGCTTCTAACCGGGTACGTCCGGCTATGAGTTGTCGCGTGACCTGTGAGACTTCGCTCGCATCAAATGGCATAAGGTTCTTCCTTTACCCACAAAGCATGGTCGTCGAAAGCATCAACCGTCGGCCGTCGCTGAGATTGGCGAATGCGGTATGCAGATAAATCGCGCCGAGCGCACTGTCAGGCAGCCCTCCAATGAGGGCGGTCACATAAGCGCCGCGGCGCGGATAGAGACAATTGTCGAGCGGAGAGCGCAGATCGATCGAGCGCTCAATGGTAACCCCCAGCACATGCGATTGCGGGGAGGGATCCAAGCCCACACCAGATTGCAGACTCAGCGTCCAGCTCGCACCCACAATATCGGCAGCACCAGCGTCGAAAGCGAAGTTGAACGATAATCTGTCGGTTTCGCCCGGCGCCATCGGGTCGAACGGATTTACTGTGCGAATGTCAGACGATCCTGATCCGGCCCTGGCTTTCGCACAGCCGCCCCTCGCTCACTTCCAGCGCCTGCGTTGACGCAGGGTAGAGCGTCAGCAAGCCGCCTGCCGGCAGCGTAACATCGATATTATTTTGCGCCAACACCTTGAACCGCTGAGTAGTAAAATCGATCGGCACTCCGGCCGCCCATATCTGCTCGCCGCTCATGTAGGTGCGCAAAGCAAACATCAGCTGAAAGTCAGCGGGCCGCGCCGGTGGCCGAACAAAAGCCAAACGCGCGCCGATATCGTCGGCGAGTGCGGCTTGCGACATCTGCACGGTCGAGGCCATCGGCGCCGAGGCGACATAGGTTCCGACCGGAATATTTAGTGGCTGCGCCAAATCAAAAACATAGGCTGAGCGGGAATTGCTCGAGCTGTCAAACCAGATGCCATCGGTTGGCACGACATTGGTCAGATTGAGCGAGACGCCGCCAACATCGCCGGTCGCCTGGCCATATTCAAATTTTTGCCCATCGCTTGTTGGAAGTAACCAGACATCTATGGTCGGTGTGCCCACTAATGTACTGGTTAGTGCACCACCCAATGTGTAGACCAGCAAACCCCGACCAAATTGAGCGCTAAACAGGCCACCTGCTCCGCTGGCGCTCGACAGCGCCAAACCGTTTGGCGGCAGCCCGTCCATCTCGGTCGTCAGCAGAGTGAGTGGGGTTGGCGGCAGGCAATCGGAGCGATCGACCGACTGCCAGCAGCAATTCAGCGGATCCCAGAACGCCATATTATTTAGATGCTCTCTGACAATTCAACACTGCACGTTTCACCGTATCCAGTGCTTCCGTCACGTCTTGTTCCCGCCAAGGTCTATCCTCCAGAACCGCCGCCAACTCGCATAGCGACAGACCCCCGCGAGAAGCTAATACCTCCAATGTTTGACGATGGTTCTTGACCGCTTGCGCTTCGTGAGGCTCGACAATTTGCCACTCAACACCCAGAAGATAATTTCTGTGTATCGAATGAATCGGAAAGAGCCGTTCGCTCATCAATAGCTTTCCTGCTCCGGCACAGGCGTCCGCGCCTCGATACGCTCGGCGCCAGCCAGGATGAATCCGCCGCTAAAGCCGGTCAGGTCATTGTTGGTGGTCACGACATAAACTTCGTCGTGCCAGATTACTTGATCCGGCTGCCTTCCTGGCCTTGGCCCTTGCAGTCGGAACCGGGTGGCGATGTTGATGGCGTTGGGCTGATATTCGGTATCCGGAACCCGCATCAAATCGCTGGGATTGCTGGCGGTAATGATGCCCGATGTCTTGATGGTTTCGACGACAAAGGGCTGGGAGCGGCCATACTGGTCGACATGAGCCGAGCGGCGCTGCACCAGAAAGAAATCGACGAGATTGGAGTCGCTAAAGAGCGGCGAGAAATCAGCGTCGGGCATGCGATATCATTATTTGTGGCCCGGCCGAGCTCGATTATCCGACATCGACTTCCAACGGACGCCAGCATCAAATGCTGCTCGTAGTTTTTTCAATTCAGTTTCGGCTACGGCCTCGAATATCTCACGATCGAAGAGTCGACCAATTTTTGCTTTGGTGAAGCCCCTTGCTGCCGCTTCCAAAACGGCCAACTCCGCCAGTTTGTCGATGATACGGCGATCAGCTTCATCCATATTCTTTTCGAACTGCTCGGTCAGAGGATCTTTCTTTTCTGCGATCATCGCACCCGCACTTTCCTAATCACATAAGCATAGGCGGCGCGAAGTTGACCGCTGTCAAGCAGCGGTTTGATGGCGGTAAACCCCGGTGCCACCTTGCCGCCGGATTTGGCCAGTTTGCGCATGCGGGCGCGAACAGTCGCGGGTGCCAACGGCGCGAATTGTCCGGTGGTGATTTCCTGGCGCACCGCATTCTGTCCGAGCAAACCTACCGCATGCAGATTTTGCATCATGCCTTGCTGATTGCCTTTTGACGCAAACGTAGCGGCTCGCCTCAGAAACGCCACCATGCGCGGCAGCGCTTTCTCCACACCCGGTACCAGATGCGGGCGCGCCGGTATATTCTGAGCCGGCGAACCGGTGTTGTGAATATAGGCCAAGAGCGCATTTGTCGGTCCGTCATTGCGCTGATTAGAACCCGGGCTGGCTCCTTCCGGATGGTCAGCGGGAACGCCAATCATCACCCGCAAACCCGCGAGATCGTTTATTGCTTTGACGAATTTCGCAACGTCATCTTTGACAACAATAACCGGGTCAGCCATTTAATTACATATTATTCCAGGCTGGCACCCATACCGGCGGGCCTGGCCAGCCTTCGCCCGAAGTGGGTCCATGCGTCGGCGAAGTACATCCCGGCGGCGGGATCAGTGGGCGCGGGAACCCGATGCCAACCTGGATCGGGATCGCACCCACCATATTCGCCAGCCAGATAAAGCGGGTGCCATAAGTCGTCAGGTTCCAATGCCCCGCATCGGTCACGATCCCAGCCTGAGTATCGTAGGAGACGCTGGCACCGTTGACACCATTCGCCTGCACAATTCCGGTGGCAGTTCCAGGAATGCCGCCGAGCGCCCCTTGCTGCCGGGCGCGCATCTCGAGCGCCAGATTATGCGCGACGAAAAGCTCCATGCCGATGTCGCGCATCGAGCGCGGCGGGCACATGCGGCTTTTCTTGGTTGACCAGAAACAAGTCAACAGCAAATCGGCTACCATCAGCCAATATTGAACGACATTATCGGGATTGCGCTGCTGGTCATCGAATTCCGGATAATCGGCGCGGAATTCAGCGAGAGTTACCGGGCAATCGCAGCCGCATTGAGGAAGCGGCACCATTCAGAGGCCTTTCTGAAAGAACACCACAGCAATCGCAACCAAGAACGTGATGCTCGTTCCCAAATAGCCGATGGCCAATCTCATGGCAGAGAGGCTATCCCACGCGGCAGAAAAGGGTCAAGACCCGCACCTTGCTCGGTCGCATCAGAGAAGCGCCCGCTGGGTGCTTCGACAATCGGCACATCTTCTGGGGTTTTGGATGCGCGCGGCATCGCATGCCGGGCGTAATGCTCGTCTTTTTCGACATCAGCCAGAATCCCAGCTGCTGCTAATTCGAGCACCATCGCGTGTGCTCGCAATTCTGCTGTTTCCCTATCCACACCCCAAAGACGCTCCAAGCGCTGAATCACGCCTACCGCCGGATGAAAAACGCCTGGCCAGAAACTCATACCGGCCTCACCTTTTGCACATCCGGTTGCAGCGGAACGCTTTGCTTTTGTCGCCAGTATTCCTCGTTGCGCCGCTGAAGCTCGGCCAGGGTGAGTTCGGGATCGACCTGGGTGTATTCGGCATCGGTCGTGCCGCTCGTTCCCTGAGTGCGGTATTGCGGCACCTCACCAGCCGGATCAGCACCACCGTAGCGGTATTCGCTCGGTTCATCATGAACACCGGTAATGGTGCCTTTGTTGGCACTGGCGTAGAACACTCGCTCTCCTTTCTCCGGACCATATTCCTTTTCCATGGCCTGTTTAATCTCTGAGCCCTTCTCCGTGAGCGGCATCTCTCTAACTCCCCGCTAGCGGCGGCCCCGGTCGGGTTGCGACGACCTAGAACCGTTGCGCACGTCTTCGGGCCTGGCCCCCGGAACTGGCTGCGGCTCCACCTTCTCGGGGGCCTCGGGTGTGCGCGGCGGAGCAACCGATTTCTCCGGCTCTGGGGTTGCTGCCGCCGGCCGGTTCACCGCTTCCGCTCCGGCCGCCTTCACATACCAATGGTCGGCCAGGCTTGCCGGGACGTCATATGTGCCGGCCCGCAACAGCACTCTGTCCCCACCAACCATTCCCTTGGTTTTATCAGTCGGATCAAGCGTGACCAGAATATTGGCAGGGATGCGCAACCGCACCATCCCTTCGCCTTCCTTGGGTTGCAAATCGCCCGCCTCGATCGGCATGGCGACAGCCCCGCCGGGACCGACCGGCGTGAACGGGTCGACCTGTGGTGTCGCAGCTACACGGTCATCCGACATGGCAAGAATCCTCCTTGGTCCACAAAACGCCGCAGGTTTATCCGGGTTCCGAAGCCGACCTGCGGCAGCAACAGCAGGAGGACACTACCTCAAATGCCGTCGGAGTAGCTGATTGTTTCCGGATACACCACCTCGACCACGCCGAGCCGCCCGAAATAGGTCGATTTGTGGTAGATGCCGTCATACTGCACCGGGGTGCGTTGGAGCAGCGTCATCGGGTAGCGCAACCGATTCTCGTCATTGGTATAAGTCACCATGCGGTCGACGGTCCCGGTGGTGCCGATGGTGCCGCCCGAACCTGCGCCGATCAGCCATTTCACCGGCAGAATGTCGAGCGTGCCCAAACCCGAAGCGGTCAGGACGTTGAACTGCTTCAGATAGGCCAGGACCGACATATTGCCGGCGGCGCTGACGATGCGGATCGAGATGTCGCCAAACTGATTGGGCGGGATCAGAATGCGATTTGGCATCACCGCCCAGGCGCTGTTGGCCCAAGTCAACATGATCGCATTGTTGACGTCGCTTAGGATCTCCTGCGGGGTCTTGGTCGCCCATTGCGGAGTGCCGCCACCTCCAGTGACAACATTGGTCGGGGTCACCCGGCTGGAATTGGTCATGCCGGTATCGCCGGTGCTGGTGTCACCAAAATAGACCTGCTCGTCGACATCCATTTGGTGCTTCATCTGCAGCGCTTCGAATTTCTGCTGGTCGATTGGCCGACCAACTTTCGCTGCGCTCTCCAGCTCGAGGATGGAATATTTCAATTCCAGTTCCCATGGCCGCAACGGCTGGGTGATCTTGGCGATGTCGACCGACACATTGCTGATTTGCGTCGTCGTCTTGCCGCCCCAAGCCTTGCCGGTGCCGATGCCGTTGCCAGTGCCCAATGCGCCCGCAGAAGCAAAGGTGCTAAGGGTAAAACTCGACACTTCGTCGGCAATGGTCACGTCATTGCGCAATTTGATGTCGCGTGACCAAGTGATGCTGACCAATGGCCGGTGCAGGGTTTGATCAAGCCGCTCGAGCTCACCCACTAGGAAAGCACCGGAACTGTCGACCACATTGCCGTCATGGGTGGTGTAGGGCTGCGGAAATTTTTGCCCTATTTGGTTGCCGGCGCCATCGGTCGTGAATGCCGCCGATGTGTCATACGTCATATACATAGTATTATTCCTTCTCCCCTGTAACGCGCGTGCCGCAGCGGCTAGTAATTCGTGTCAATGCTGATCTCCCCAATGCCATTGGGGTCGGGCGGGCCATTGAAGCGGCAATTAGTCAGCGCCACTGTGCTGCCGCCGGTGGCGCTGGCCTCGAAGCCGCCCTGCACATGATCAGTGCCAAAGACACCACCGCCGGTGCTCGCTGCGATCCACAGATTCACGGCGCCGAATTTTGTCGGCTGGCCGAATATCGGCACCAAGATGTAGCCTTTTTTGACGACGTCGATTTCGCCAGCCGGCGGCAGCACTGCGGCACCAAAGGCGATGGCGCCAAAATTCACCGCACTGACCTGCTGAATCGGGAAGGGCCGCGCGGCAATGCCATCGATTGTGGTGACGCCAGTGTCGCTGGAGAGCACACCGCGATAGGAATTATTGGCGGTGACACCAATAACCGCCTGACCAAAGAACTGCACCGGATTGGTCGTATCGTTTTTACCGGGCTCGATTGAGACCGGGTGCGAGCGATTGACGTCTCCGGCAAACCCGGCATTCATCCGGAACGGGAAAGCCATGTATGGCATTACGATTTACTCCTTTATTGCAATCGCTCTTAATTGATGCGGCCGCCAGCCCAATGCTGGTCTAATTGCGCTTGCAAATCGGCCGGCGTCTGCGGGCGGTTCCGGGTTGCAGCGGGGATATTCTGGCGTCCGACTTGCTGGGCAGCGGTATTCAATGTCCGCTTCTGCATTGCCGCAGCTTTGAACACCACCCGCAACTGATCATTGGGCAAGCGCCCGCTGTCGAAATGCCCGGGCGAGCCCGAGGTCAGAACATCAATCGCCGCCCGCATTTCCGGACCCGAGGCATAAGCCCCGGTCAATGCCCGGCGGCGCAGATCAAACATCGCTCCGACGGTTTCTGCCGGTTTGGCATTGCGGTTAAACGCTGGCAGGCGGATCCCCGGATTGAGGATTTCGGCGAGCGCTACGGTTTCCTGATGAGCGTCGACAAACAGTGCACTGTCATGAGCTGTGCGGGCGCGGTCGCCGGTGCCTGGCGGCGCCTCAAATTCGAGCTCGCCCAGGATCTCGCGATTAGCCTCCATGGGTGCGGGCTCGGCATTGAAGGCGTCGTCAAACCGCTTGCGGTCGTCATCCATGCGGCGGCGGGCATCGTCGTCATAGCGGCGATAGCCGTCCTCTTCGTGCCGGCGCATGGCGTCATCCATGCGCCGCCAGTCTTCCTCGAGGCGGCGATGGCGGTCTTCCTCCATACGCCCGCGAGCATCATCGAGGCGGCGACGAGCATCGCCTAGATGCCGTCGGGCGTCCTCTGCATGCCGGCGACGATCCTCCATGCGCCGATCGTCGTGCCGCCGGTCGTCATGCCGGCGCCGGTCATCGTGGCGGCGGTCTTCCATGTGCTTGCGCATGCGGTCGAGATGCCGTCTGCGGGCATCGTCCATGCGCTTGCCGCGGGCGTCATCGGCGCGGCGGTCCCGGGCGGCGTCTTCGTAACGCCGCCGGCGATCCTCGTAGCAGCGGTCGTACCAGTCGTCTTCCCCTTCGCCTTCGGCGCGCTGCTCGACCTCTTCGGCCTCGGCTTCGGCCAACACCTCAAGGTCGGCGCCCAATTCCTCGACCTGGCGCTCCAGCGCCTCCATTCGAGTTGCGACCTGTTCGCCTTCCTCCTGGTCCTTCTCGGCAGCCTCGGGCAAATGCACGTGCACGTGCTGGTGCTCGCCCTCTTCGCCCTCTTCGGCTTCCTTCTCGATCTCCTCCAGCTCAGCCGCATCACGCGCGGCAAATGCTCGCCGAACCAAGTTCTGTAACTTGCCACGTGCGGCCATAGCGTTGCCCTTTCTTGACCTTCTCAACGAAACCGAAAAAATGAACCGCTTCTTTTACTTGGCGCGGTTCAGACCAAGCTCCCCTGCAGAGAGGTGGAGATGAATATGTCTGATACGGCGGCGCTGTACTGCCGCAAGAATTACTGGCGGCATGTTATTGTCGTCATCGCCAATTGAGCAGCGCGGGCCACAGCGGGCACTATCGACGAGCGCTATGTGATTGCCGACAATATTGGTCTGCGCATAATGGCCATCGCCCAATTTCTTGTAATCGGCACCGTATCCGCAGCTGACTTGCCGCTTGCCCTCCATAATCGCTTGAATGGCTTCCTCGTCCTGAATTACGAGGTCGGCAAACAGCAGCGAGTCTTCGATGCCCTCGCCGCGGTGCACATGCTGGGCATTGCCCATGGCATAGCGCCGCCAGTTGCCGGGGTTGACATCCTCGCTAGGATGATCGTTGACGATCGGTGCGCCTTCGAACGAAGCAATCGTTTGCGGGCGGAACACCTCTTCGGGTTCGCGCTCAACCTTGATGTAGCCATTGGGCCCGGGCTCAATCGGCGGGTCATTCGGACCAGCGCGGATTTCGTTTGGCCCATAGATTTGCAACCCGGTACGAGCAATTGGCACATCAAAGCAGATCAATGCTCCCGATGCGGTGCGCGCCCGCTTTGGACCGAGTTGTGCGGTGGTGTAGAACTTCATCTAGTAGATGCGGGTGCCGTGTTTGAAGTGTCGCGTTTGGTCAAAGTGCAAGTCTGGGTAATGCTCGGCAGCGTTGGTACATCGGTGGTCGCCGCATAAGCGCCGCCGACCTTGGCCGGGATAGCACTCGCTGGAATTGTTGCCGTGGTGGTTGCGGTGCCGCCCGTCGGATTGCCGTACACATAAACCGTTACACACGCATCGTTTGCTGTGAGAGTTAGAGGCCCATTCTGGCCAGGGGTGCAAGCAACTAAACTTGCTGCGAACAGTAACGAGACTGCACGCAATTTCATGTGCTACTCCATTTGAGGTTAGGCGAAGCCGGTAATTATCCCATTCACCACCGTGATAGTTTTGCCGACAAGAGTGGCTGAAGTTATGGTTCCCGAAAAACCGCTATAGGAGGGTCCGGTGGCACCCGTGGGCCCGCCTGCCCCGGTGGGGCCCGTGGCACCCGGTGTCGAGGTGGCTCCCGTCGGGCCCTGAACTCCGGTCGGTCCGGTGGCTGCTGCACCGGTAGCGCCGGTCGGACCCGTACCGAGCGCGCCGGTTGGCCCGGTGGCACCGACTGCTCCGGTTGGTCCAGCTCCGGTTGGGCCCGTAACTCCAGGCGTACCGTTCGCGCCAGTGCTTCCGGCGGCGCCTGTCGGACCGGTAGCCGCAGCACCCGCGGCGCCGGCTGGCCCGGTGGCACCGGTCGGGCCTGGCCCTGTAGCCCCGGTGCTTCCAGCTGTCCCTGTCGGGCCTATACTTCCAGTTGCGCCCGTAACCCCGGGCACACCATTTGGCCCGGTCATTCCTGTGGGGCCGGTCGGTCCGCCGGATGGCCCCGTGTTGCCAATAGGCCCTGTGGGGCCCGTGGAAGCCGCTCCAGCGCCTCCAGTTGGTCCGGCGGTACCAGTGGGACCCGTCGCTCCTACCCCGCCTGTAGGGCCGCCGCTGGGCCCCGTTGCCCCGCCCGGGCCTGTGGGTCCAGCAGCGCCGGTCGGACCGCCTGAGGGACCAGTTGGTCCGGTTGAGCCTACCCCAGACCCGAGCGGGACCTGAATATCGAGCGTGCTTGCTCCCGATACGGTAATGCCGGCGATATAACCGTTCCCGCCGACCCCCATTTGGAGAACGCCGCCCGGCTGAACCGGCGTATCGGTTGTAACCGCTACAACCGAGGCGCTGCCCAGCCGGACATACCCGGTAACAGTGCCGTTATTGGCGACAAAGGCTGTGAGCCCACCACCCGTAGGAAGGGCGACGCGCGCAGAAACATTGGTGATCGCGAGCGTCGCCATGGACTACTTCCTCTTCAAGCGGACGGAATTAGTCCAAAGAGCAATCGACGTGCCCGGTGGTCGTGCTGCCGCCCCCGGTGATCACTGTCTTGCTCCGCCATTGGGCAGGCAATGGTATTCCGGCGCCGACATTGGTTGTGGTCGTGACACCCGGACCAACACTCAATGCCGTCGTTCCATCAGTCGCGACAATGCTGGCTGAGGACAACAGCGACACATAGGTCGTCGCGAATTTGCCCTCGAGCGAAAACACTACAGTCGGCGAGCCGGTATGAGCGGTCTGGTTATAGACGCAAATTATCGTCGAGCCATAACCGCCCTGATCGGTCGAGGTAAACGTGCCGGGTGCGGCAGCGGTCAGCGTTTGCACACCGGTTATAGCGGTGCGTCGCTCTTGCGTACCTACTATACTCGAGGGCGGTGATTGAGCCAGCGCAAGCGCCGTCAAACCGCCAAGAAGCACAACAGCCGGCAGCAACGCCGTGAGAATGTGACGGCGCAGTTCTTTCATCGGATTTCTCCTTGGTTTACGCGGCCCGCCGTTCGGGCAAAATGTCAGGAATTACCGGCAGTGGTGTGCAGCGACAGTTTGGGAAATTGCCGGCGTGCCCCGTCATGTTGTCGAGGGTTGGGGGCTCATCCCAACGCACGAATTTCCCTTCCATGGTCCGATGGCTAGGCCTGACGCGCGCATCCCGCACCGTAAGCCAGCGATACCCAGCCGAGCCGACATATTCGGCGCGCGCCTGGGTTAGGCTGCTCGAGGTCCGTGCCACCTCGGTGCGCGCGATCAGTGTTGCGCGGTTGACGGTGATATCGCCGAGCCCGTGTATTTCGGGCACAAGTTCGGCTGCTCGCTTCCCGGCAAGCAAGCCCTCGATGGTGAGCTCGTGCACCCGCTGCGCCGCTTCGAGCGGCAGCGAGGTAATCAGATCCACCTGCTCGTCGAGTATGTCGCGAAACAATTGGCCCGTCGGCGCGTTGGCTATTTCAAGCCGCAAAGCCCGGGACATTTGCTGCGCCATCGTCGCCCAGGCCTTGGCGTCGCGGCGCTCGACATCTTGCAGCATGCGCAACCCGGTGGTGCGCGCCCAAGGGCGGATCAGCTCTGCATATCGAACAAGAGCATTCTGGACCAAGCTGTCGAAGAGCGGATCCTCGAGCGAAAAGCCATTGAGGATCTCAGCAACATGACGGGCAATCGCCCGCAGCCGTCGCGCGTATTCGGTATCGGCGCGGCGTACCTTGGCCCATGCCGAACGCTCGGCGCGGGTGTTCTGTTGTGCTGGCAAAAGTTTAGATTATTTTCCGAATAGGAAAAAACCAAACACACACGCGAATAGAATTAGAACCAAGGCTGTCCAAAGTAATCCGCTGTTACCGCCACGACCATGACCCATAAATTCCTACGGCAGAAATTCCCGCAAGCGCGGATCGGCGATCAGCTTTTCGACCGCGCATCTGATGGCTTCAGATAACATTTCCGACTCGCCCGATTTGGTCAATTGCCGATTGTTGCGGGTAACGGTGACCGCCCACCCATGCATTGGCGGAACGCCAGGCTCTTCGGATGGCGTCTTCAGCTGATACACAAATACCGCGGTTGCATTGTCTGACAAGGTTCGTTCCTTCCAAAAATGTACTTGTCCAATCCATTTCCTCCAAAAAGAGCGGGGCCGGCATTTGGAAACATTGGGGAATGCCGACCCCAGTTTATGGGAGGAAACGACCCCGGGCGGCCTGGACAGCACCGACCGGGCCCCTTCACCGCAGATGTGACCCATCGCGGCAAAGCTCGTATTAGCCTATCATCCTATTTCGCATTTTCGATCTTCTTGTGAACTTCCGGACACGTTTCCAAGACGGTGATGAATTTCCCATCTGTTGTTTGAACGGCACAGTTGGCCCCCACGGGCAGCAGCCGTTTGTGCTCGCGAGGCGCCCGGATGGCAACGACTGCCGAAGGGTTGATCTCGATAATTTCGTGATCGAGACCGGTCAGGATTACGAGCTCATAAGCAAGTTGGTCGCGCGAGGACGAAGTGCAGGCGCTCAGACCCGACAGAAGCGCACCAACAATTAAAATTGTTGCGTTGCGGCGTGGCGCAGCGGTGCGACGTAGCGTGATTCTCGTCCGTCAGCATACGCAGAGGGAAGCGTTCATTTTCGCCGGAATTGTCATCGTGACTTTGGCCGGTTCCCCGGATTGTTCCTGCTCGGCTGTCTCAAGCGTGACTGTCGTGGTCTTGGTGCTGCCACCTGCGGTATGCTCGTGCCCGCCACCCGTTTCTTCGCATACGCAGCCCTTGATGCTGCCGCAACCATTAATAGAAAGCATAGATAAGCCCATTACCAGAGCAATGAGACGCATCGTCTTCATGGGCAGATAATCCGTTTAAGCTGCCGATGGTTCGCGTTCTCTGATCGGTCGAAACTGTATTCCGTGATCCCCTTCGAATGGCTCGCTGTGGTCGTGACTGCCGCTGGCGATCTCGACCGGGATGCCGCCGAGCGTCAAATCTTTCTGTGCCGGGAACGCTTCACAGAAGGGCCAATTGCGGAGCCAACCGCACGAGAAACACACAGGGCTACCGCCCGCCATCATACGAGGCCCACGTATTCCCAATAGGCCGAGTGATCGTAGCCGATAAATCGATACAGATAGCGTTTCACAACAATCTCTTTGGTTATCCGCGGGGTGGGGGTGTCTTTTGGGATCTCCCATTCAAGCGAGGGGAATTCGTGGAGCAGAAGTTCTCGGTATGGAGATGCATGAATTTCTCCATCGTGCGGCCCACCACGACACATTCCAGTGAAATCCTTCATTGGGCGCGCATGCTACCAATTCTTGCCGGTGTAGTGGTTGATTGCGGTTTGGGTATTGGAACCCCACAAGCCGTCTACCGTACCAGCATCATAGCCCATCTGGTTCAGCGCGAATTGCAGCATCGCAATCGCGGGTTTGACGGTGTCCGGCCGAGGCGGCGGCAAGGTGCCCTTGGCAAGCCATTTGTTCAGGTCATCAATCGTGATCGGGGGCGCGAGCTGGTTGAGATCCGTCTGGTTGCCCGGACAGCCGGGAACCTGCCCGGTCTCGCTAGACTGCCAGATTGCCCAACACTCGCGCCAATCCGGGTTTGCCGTGGTGCCGTCCCACGGCTTCAGCTTGAGATTGTTCCAGCTGGTATATTCCGGAAACCAGCGCGGCCATTGGCCGATGCGCGCACTTGGTGCTGCCGGCGGATACAACCCGTAATAATTCATGCCCTGCCGGAGATAGCGCGCCTCGTAGGCGTCCATCCAACGTTCTACCGCCGCGGCAGGCACACCCTCCATTTCCCAATCAAGACAGAGCACCGTATCGCCGATTGAATCAAAACACGCCTGCATGTCGTCGGCACTGTCATCAGCATGCAGGTAGACGTAAGCCATCACCGGCATGCCGGCTGCCTGAGCGTTGGCGAGATTGACGGCAAACTGCGGGTCGGGCGAGGACCCCTCCCAGGCTTTGATGACGACAAACTGGATACCCGCCGCAGCCATTTTCGGCACATCGGGATAATCTTGATAGTGCGAATAGTCGACGCCGTTGACGGTCATCAGAAGGATTCAATCCGGGGATCGCTCGGCTTCAAATTCACCTTGAACACACGCATATATCTGAAGCGCCGCCGCAACATCGGCTACGCGGTTCTCGCGCGCGGCCGGTGGGCCGCCAAGCTTCGGCATGTACACCGCCAAGGCTCGCTTGATCTCATCCGTTGCCAGCCAGCGGGCTATCGCCGCTATCTGTTCGGGCTCGGGTACGTAGCCGCTCATCAGAAAGACTCGACCACTCGGTTGTGCGCGTCACAGATCTGCTTCAACAACACTTCGACGTCGTCGGCATTTTCAGGGGTCACCGCGAAATAAACGATGGTTGTGGCCGTCCCGCGCTCACCTTCCTCGATCAAGACGCCGAGGCCATCATCGGTTACTCGAACATGCCACAGCATCAGAGCGGATCCATTCCGGCATCGCTAGCGTCGGCGAGCCAGCTGTCGATCGCTTCACGAGTGGTGAGCTTGTCGACGCGCAAGCGCATCATGGCAAGCCAAGCACAGCTGTCGGCATCGATATGCGGATTGTTATCCCACACCGAAGAATCGATCCACTGACGAAAGTAGGCGCGCAAGGTGGCGATCTGCTCATCGCTCAGCAGTTCCTTATGTTGGAGGTAGGCCTCCATCGCGGGTCGCAACACTCCCGAGGTCTCGTACATCCAATAGCCAGGACCCTCTTGGCCTGGCGGAACTGTCCAGCGGAAATGGCCATCCACCGCTATTCCTGCGACGCCGTTGGCCAACATCATTTTACCTAAAATAGCTTTCCAGCAATCGGCTAAGGTCATCCACACCGGGTGCGCTCTTAGCGGTATCGTCGCCCCAGCGCAAGACGGCAAATGCCTCGGCCGCCCACTCGTCCTCGTTCACCAAAGCATATCTGGTAGGGAAGCGGTCGAGCCGTCTACATGTAGCCCATGCAGCGTTCTGAAGCTTTTCGAATGAGGGTCCGAATTCCTGGTCGGCCGCGATTTCGTGAGCCACGAAATGCCCGTACTCATGGCTGAATATGGATTTAATCGTGGTCATGCCACCATGAAAGCGCCGCGGGCCATCTCGATAATCGGTGAAATTGCCGGCAAAGAGCCGCGCCTCAAGCGCTTCCCGGCCTTCGCCGCTCTCACCAAAAGCTCGGCTATTGAGGTAAAGCGTGCCGTCAGGGTCCGCATCGCCAAACCAGCCGCTGCAATTCTGCTCGCCACCGGGCATGCGATCGGCGATCTCGATGCGCCTGATGCCCGAACGCAGCGGGAATTTCTCCTGCAGCTCGGCGAGCTCGTCGAGGACGTCGGTGCGCAACGAAGGGTGCAGCGCCTCGCCGGTAAATTCGATAAGGTCGGCATTCTCAGTCGGGGGCGCATCGCGAGCCGCGCGGCAATTCGAGCATTCGCAGGCCGGCCCGCAATCGGTTGTTTGTGTCAGTATATTGTGTAACTCAGAGAGCGGTGGCGACGGATAAAAACGTAGCAAACGCGTTCTCGATACCGGACCGCGCCGCATCACGACATGGGCGCCACGGATATGGAGGTGCATCGCGGTCACAGAAGCGTCCCTATGGGCTCACGAGCGTTTCGGGATTTAGCGACAATCGAATGCCGGCCCTCGCCCTCATAGAAACTCATTCGCTCACGAATATCGGAAATATATTCGGCTTCTTTCTCGACCAAGATTGCGTTGCGGCCCGTGGCCAGGGCGGCGATACCTGTTGTACCTGATCCAGCGAAGCAATCGAGCACCAAGCCATCCTTCGGCGTAACGAGCGGCACGAGCCATGCCGAAGCGGGCAAGTGTGCTTGTCAGATGATACGGCGGGTCAGTCACGATGCTGTCCACCACCACGCCCTCCGCGACAAGGCGCGGGATCACTTCGAGCATATCTCCGTGCTCGAGGCGAATCATGCGACGTTGAGCCGTTCGGCATCCATGTTGCGCCAGTTCTCTTCGAGGTGGTCCACCAAACGTAGCCTGGGGCGCTCTCCGGAGGCGCTGGAGCGCTGTTGTTGCCCGGGGGCTAGTTGGGTAGCCTCCTGGCCTTCCCCCCTCTTAGCGGGCTCCCCAGGGCGCGGCAGAGCATGTTGCGGGCCACCGCCAAATGCACCTAGCTCTTCGAGGCCCGGCGGAGCCGGCGGCGGAGCCGATTTGAGCTCCTCGATGTATTCGTCGGTAATGTTCGAGAACACCCCGGTCTTGCGCGAAGCCTCCCGCAATTCCTCGGCGGCGATGGCGAGATTGATGATTCCGTCGGCAAGCGCGTTCGAAACTGCCTGCGTGGTTTGCACCGAAATTTGCGCCTTCTCGGCTTCCTGCAGCTGCCACAGCGTTTTGAACCGGAAATCAAAATTCTCGGGAATGGCGATGCCTTCGCTGCGCGCCATCATTTTGTAGATTTTGTTGACCGGCTCGTGCAAGTGCCTTTCTTGCTGCGAATTAATCCCGTCGTAGTACATTCGCAGGTCGCTCTCGCCGGTCGAGTTGAGACCAGCGGGCGACATCCCGAACAGCCGCACCAACGGGATCTGCAACGCTCCGGCTAGCTGCTGCCCGAGTTGCAGCAGACCATCCGACATCCCGGTAAAATTGCTTTGATTGACCGACCCGAAATCGTCTTCGCCATCGAGCATCGTCACACCCTCGACGCCCTGGAACTTGCGCATCATCTCGACGTAGTTGATGACACCGCGAAGCTGGTCGTCGCCGGCATAGATGATCTGACGCATTCCCTTGATTTTAAGCCACCGCAAATATGATTTATATATACTCTGCGAAAGGCCCTGGGTAGCGCTGTCAAAACCGATCATGCGGTCGTAGAGGCGCTCGAGCACCGAAATCGACCACATGTTTTCCATGACTCGCTGCGCATAAGGCAGCCGCACACCCTCCATGCGGAGCACCCGCGAATAATGCACTTGCTGCCCGGTGAGTGCGGGAGCCAACGCCAGCACATGGTAATATTCCGGCATCCCGAGGTCGGGCCCAAATTCTTTGACCAGGTTGGTGAGCGAAGGCTCGACCATCCAGCGATCGAGCACCGTCAAACCGCGGAAGTCGTTTTTGCCCACGGTCTCGATGCGCAAGGGTTGGGAGACGTCCTGGCCTTCGATCAGCATTACAGCGATAGCCCCGCCATAAAGCCGGCCCCACTTGATGGTATCGTTGATTTCCGGCCACAGGTTCAGCCGGCGCGCCAAATTCTGTAATTCCTCGATGTCGTCGGGCGGCATCGTCGAAGTGATTTCGATGCCCGCTTTGGTCATGTCATCGGCGACGAGGTCAATCGCCACCCCACCCAACCAGCTACCGCGATGAATCCACTCGAGCAACGTTCTGTTGCGAGTGATCGGGTTGAAACCATAGGTGCTCTGGCTGAGCGCATTGTTGGTACCGACACCAAGCGACAGGCCGAAATTTTGAAACGAATCGCGGAATTGCGCGGAGCCGAAATAGCTCTGCATTTTTTCGTTTTGCTCGGCGAGCGCGCGAGCGTCAGCGATCGGATTCGGATCAGCCATAAATATAATATATTATTTTTTGATAAAGCTAAGGAGTTTCGGCAAACCCGGGAAAACATTATCTCCGTTGGTTTTGACAACGCAGCGATTGCGCGGTGTGGCACAGCGCATCGCTGTTGCGGGGAGCAGCCTTTTTTCGGTTGGCGCATCGTGGCGCAAGGTATCGGCTCTCGGGATTTCGGGCGAGGTTTGCAATTGCCAACCGAATTTATCGAAGATAAAAGTTTGATAATATATGATCATACTACTGGCAGAGACTCGCAAAGAGAGGAGGTAGGATCATGCTCTGTCCCAAATGTCACAGGGAAATGCGCCACATTGGCATAAGCCTAATTCGAGGCGAGCACGAAATTCTCGGTAATGACGCTTCTTGGGATGACGGACATGCAATAACTTCCGACAAATACGAATGTGCAACCTGCGGCATTACCGCGCTTTCCCAAGAAGATAATGATAATTACAATTATACAGAACAGTCCCGATCCAATATCGTTTCTGTAGTAATTTCATTAAAACCGGCAAATAAATAACAGACGCCGATTTCATCATACTACTTGGCGCAGCAATCTTGCCTTCGGCTCTAGGATGAAACAGGCGACGTGCTGACCAATCCCGGGACCAGGACTGCCATCTTCAGCCTAAAGAAAATATTTCTTTGGCGCTAATAACTTCTTTACCATATCGGTATTCTATCCAAAGCATGAACCAAGGGAGTTGGATTTTGGATTTAAACCCGAAACAGAGGTGAGGCTTGAGCATACAATCGTAGGCCGGCCGCCATATGTCGTAGGCTGAGAGTAGTTTGACTGTTGGCATTATTCGTCTCTTTCTTGTCGTCATTGCCCGAGCTTGCGCCACATTTCGAGGTCGACGACGCTTTCGTCGACGAGAAGATCGGTTATTGCCCAGACGAGCGCATCGACTCTATCGGGTGAAGCGGCTTTGTCGTTGGCGACGAGCGCGCTGCCGCGGTCTTTTGGGTCGACAACGAAATTGACCATTTGGTCTTCGAGGTCAGCAAAGTTCCCGACATGGTGCACCCGCTTTTGCTCGTAGAGAGCCGCCACGGGTTCGGCGCGCACATATTTTCCTCGAGTGGCTTTAACCTGCTGATAGCTTATCGAGGCATCAATCATGCGCATGGTATTTTCGACCATGTCGCCGCCGTTGTTGGTTTCGGCTACGACGCGATCGGCGCGCCAGGTTTTATAGAGATGAACAACCTTGCTCGCCCACTCCAACGGCGAGTAGCGCCCGCTCTCATCGGCAAGGACAAAGCCATGACCCGCGCTGTTGCGGCCGGCAACGATGATTCCGGTTTCGTCCGACTCCTCACCCATGGTCATAGCAGGGTCCACCGCGACCACGATACGAGCGAAATTGCGTGGTCTGCCGCTGGTTTGAAATTCGATGTCCTCTGCTTTGGCACGAGTTTCATCGATCATCTGATGGGTCCAGAGCGCGCCTTCGAGCTGCTCCAGAATTTCGGCGTTGAGCTCCTGGCGACCGAGCCGGGTGCCCTCATATTTGCGAATTATCTGGGCAAAAAATGCGTCGGGTAAATTGGCGCGGTTTTCGTAGGTTGAGCCGCGGGTGACCGCGGTATTTGGATCGGCAATTAAATTTCGAATAATCTGAATAGGCTTAGGAGTGGTAGTAACTACCACGCGCGGGTCCGCGCCCAAGCGAAGGCCGAACATCAGCATGTCCCAGGCTTCGGGGTAGCGCCAAGACCCCAATTCATCACACCAAGAAGCATCATGAGAAGGGCCCCGAAGGCGCTCAGGTTCGTCGGCGCTGTAGGTTGTCGCCATGCCGCCGTTGGGCCAGATGATTTCGCTTTTGGTGCCGATATACCGCGGGCGCTCGGAAATTCGCCCAACCGATAATATTCCGCTCTCGCCCTCGACCATCACTCGGCGCACATCACCGGCGGTCGGAGCGACCAGCGCCATGCGGCGGCGGCCATGATGCATGATCTGGTCGTGCACCCACTCGGCACCGCTCCGGGTTTTGCCTAGACCGCGACCCCCAAGCAGCAACCAGGTGCGCCAGTTTCCTGGCGGAGGCAGCTGATTAGGACGAGCCCAGAATGTCCAATCGTTTTCGAGAGCTTCGAGATCGGCGTCAGTTAGCCCCTGCAGCACTTTCGCTCGTTGCTGCGGCGGCAGCGAGGCGATCGAAGCGGCGTTCAAGACGGGCACGGACGTTTGATGCCTCCGGCGCTGAATCTGCGCCTTCTGGGGTTTCGAGTGCTCGAGCCTCTTTCCAGCCGCAGCGGGTTTTGGCCCAGAAAATTGCTGCCGTTACAGTAGCGGATGTTACCCCGATATGACGGATGGCAAGCGTGCCATTTTTTTTGGTGTAGGTTTCGCGCCCGGTGGCGGCATCGTAGAGAAACCGCCCGACGGCAGCATTAGCGATGGTCGAGCCGTCGATAAGCTCGGCGACAAAATGTTTGTTCAGCGTGAGAACGGAGATGCGCAGCACCGCCGCGATTTTTTCCTGCGGGATGCCGACACCGGACATCGCCTGCACTTTTTCCCGGTCGCCCTGAGAGGGGACCCACGCTCTGGGCCCTACACGAGCAGCGCCGGCTGCGAGCGACACAACGTTTGTAGCCAGCAGCTCCGGGGGCAGAGTTTTCGGCTTGGTTTTGCTACCCTTCGGGCGGCCCCGGCCACGCTTCACCGGAATTTCCGCCGCCGCAGAATGCGCCTTTGAGGCGTCCAACCCACTACCCCTTAGAAGATAATTTCGGGATCGTGAGCAAGCCTTGTCAAGATTTTTGGAAGGATGTCAAGATATTTTTACGCTTTCTACCCCGGAATGTGCGAACAGCGCGGGCCGTCACAAAATACGGTGGTTAACAAAGGTTAAGATATGTTAATGTGCATCGCGTAGCTCCCACCGGGAGAAGGAGCAACGAGGGGGATGCAGCTAACAATTTGGGAGACAATTCGGCTCACCACGTTTAGCGGATTGATATCCGCAGCGATATGGGCTGGGATAATTTGGCTGATTATCACAACCTTATGAACAGAGCGATCCTGGCGAGCATATATCCCCCCACAGGAGGATATCCTGTCAATATTGCCAGGTCACGAGCGTAACGCCGCTGATCGCGCTGCACAGCAGGCTTCCCACCTGGACAATCCGGGTCGAATGGGGAAAGGGTGGCAGATCGTCGCCGCAAAGAGATCGCTCTACAAGCCAGCTGGTGATCGGACCCCCGATTAGGAATGCGTCCAGAAAAATGTTCATCTCTCGGCTGCCCGGCGTTTGCGCACGCCCACAGCGTAGCTGCCTATCTGTCGCTTCGCATCCTGGGATGGCTCGACAACGGTTCGCTCATAAACCTCCCATGCTGCCGCCGGCATCTCGTCGAGCGTGGCGATGCTTGCAACGACCGAGCAGGCCGAGCGCGGGAGCGGCATTACCGTCAGTAGTGGGTGGAAAGCCGGGAACCGGATCGGCGTATCGGTCGCGATCAGCCGAATGTTGATAAACAGCGGCCCGCACCAGGTGTCCGTCTCTACCAGGCCCTCATAAGCCTGGAAAGAACCAGAATGGGCTATATTCGGCGGCATCCGAATCAGCGTGTTCCAGCCAGGTGCGGTCTTGATTATACAGCCGGACCAAATCTGAATGATGCCGGGCGCACCTAATCGAGTGAGCCAAGGCGGACAATAAGCTCGGCAATCAGGCAAGGCCAGTTCCTCGAACACCGAGAGCGCACCCGGATATTGGATGGCATCCCGCAGCGGATACCATCCATCGTCGTTATCGAATGCCCACCAGATATCGTGACCGTCCCACTGCAGCTGAAATCCGACCGGCGGGTAGACGTAATAGCCCAGAGCGCTGGCCGACGTGAGAGCCTCGCAGTAGCGATGCCCCCGCGTCGGCAGCTCCCCCCGAGCCGACCGGTCACCCCGCTCAGGCGGTTTGCCGCCTAAGACTTGCCATAGAGAGAGGATCGGCTCGGCTGACATTTACTTGCTCTGCGCTGGAGCTTGTCCGCCGCCTACACGGACGCGGCCGGGATCGCGGGTCGATGTCGGTGCGGTCGGGTGCTTCGTCGTCATGATCATATACCTTTCGTTGAGAAAGGTCCGAGCCGAACCCGTCAGCAGCCGACAAGTTTGTGCCGTGAACAAAGTGGCCCGTGGTCCAGTTGTCACCTTGCCGGCATCGAGCAGATCGGCCCGAACCGAGCGAAGGAATACAGTGGTCGGCGTCAGCAACTCGTCCCGATTAGCGTGAATGACTGTGAAAAAATCGGGAATAATATGTCAGCGCGCCGTCAAATCGACATGGTAGCCGGAGCATAGGTTCCTCTCTCGCGAGCCACCGCTTCGGCAAAATCTGCTACCGGCATTCGATAGCATCGGTCGATCGGCCAGAATTGAGAGGCGACGCCAGGAGGCCATACCTGATAGAGCACCTGCCCGCGCCAGATCTCATGCACGGCGATCCCGTAACCATTCGGAAAATCTATGCAGCTGGGGACTTTGATGACCAACGTCAGCGCACCGTCAAATCGACATCGGCGAGCACGACCGCGAATTGGTTCGCAGCATCGTGGATCGTCGACAGGATGCGGTCGCCATTGACCGTGATCCTGCCATCGCGGACCGTGATGCGGATGCGGTCCTCGCCATCACCAAACACGATCCGGCTGCAGCCGGTGAGGTCGATCTGCTTTGCCGGAGCATACCAGTCGGCGGTGATCTTCATGGGTTTGCCCTATCCATTGCGTCTCGGTGTTTACGCCATTCTCGGTATTGGGCGCTGGCCCGAAAATCCTCGCCGAATACAGTGGACACCCAACCGCATGAGCAGCTCAACTGCCGACAAGAAGAGTCCGTCATCCCCATATACCGATGCGCAACGGATTTCAGCACCCGATCGGTCGTCTGCGGTTGGTCAGTCATCTTCTCGCTCCAGAAAAATGGTGACTGGATAGACCTTGCCTTCGCCGGCAGCGAGCCGCGTAGCCTCGGCTTTGTCGCGGATCGAGTTGACGATTATGCGTCCTCTCGCATCAAGCATTGCCCAGCCGGTTGCCCTAAGCACCTTACGGCCCCTGCCGCGCTTAGAAAGCTGAGCCAGCAATTCCGGCGGCAATCCTTCGTGGTCAGTCATGGTTCGACCTCACATTTGGACATCTTGCCCCCTACTCATTTACTGAACGTCAAATGGACACGCCTCTAAGGTCCAGCCACCATTTTTGTATAGGGTTGTGATCCCACAGCCCTTTTCGTCCCAATCAATAACCATGTGCTTTGATAAAACGTCCGAGGGTAAATCTTGATATTGGTAAGTTGTCATATTAGGAAACGCAATAACTACATAAAAGGCAACTGGAAGGATATTCATCTTTGCTCCTGATTTCCACATTCCTCGCGGCTATCATCTAAACACCTTCCCAATGTGGCGGGCCAGCGCCAACGGGATGCGCGCGATCATCGCCGAGGCGTTTTGTTGAGAGCATGGGCGAGCGCGGCCCGCGCCTGTTGCATGTAGCTGACACTCTCCGGGATCAGCCTGTCAGTAGCTATCACCCTCAAGATGTCGTCGAGAGCGTGGTAGAGATCAGGAGCGGCGGCGATCAGAGCAGCGTTAGCACTATTCTCGCGATCATCTGCCGACGTGAAACCGCCCTCGTAAAGAGAGCCGCCTTCATGGCAAAGATAGCTGAATGGCAAGTCGCCTTCAGTGTCCGGGCGGTGATGCTCGAACCACCAAGGGCCATCGGTGAATTTTGGCTCTGTCATTTTCAATCCGCCGCTATCTCGAGGAAGAGGGGGGCGCGCCGGCGCGCGGGGACCGGTTATAACAGAGGCAAGCGCTAAATTCGGGACAGGTTTCGTCAATCGCCATGAAGTCCCAATCTGGGCAGTAGTGTTTGAAATGGCCGCTCAATTCGGCATATCGCTCTGTTTCACGGTCATACGTTTCCTGACTGTCCGCCATGTTGCCCCACTTCACTCGATCCTCCATCAGTCCGCCGCTATCTCGAGGAAGAGGGGCGCGTCGGCGCGCAGGCGGATCACTCGATTCGCTCCCACTGCACCAGCTATTTCACGTGCTCAACACCAAAGCTGTCCGGCGATCTAAAATCGGTCCATAATCCCGATCATCTTCTTCTCCTACCGCAATCCAGCCGCCTTCCCAGGTATAGGTTCGCGGCTTTATCGGAATTCCTCTCTCATCCTCAGATGGACCGAAATAGTCCTTTGGGCCGAAGAAAAACGCCTGCGCGACGGTCATCTCAGAGACTAAGCCACTGTAAAATTCATCACTACATTTAAACATAATCAGCGCGTCCGGCGGTAATTTCTCCAACTTCGCCATGAGCTCTCTCGCCGTTACGATCGTTTCCTCATCAGACATAGCTATTGCCCCACACAGTCACTCGACCCTCGTCCAAGGCATTTGCTCGTCAGCCATTTCGGATCTTCTCGGCGATAGAAAAAGCAGTCACCCAGTCGGCCTCTTCTGCATCGGCGATCTTAGCGCAGCGCTCGCGCTCCTCACGCCGCACCGACGCAATGATCTTCGCGAGCTGGTGTTGATCAATGATCCTGGCCAGTAGGCGATGGTGACGATGGTCCAAGGTGAAGCCGGTAGCGCAAAACTCGGCCGCGATTTCCTCATCGCGCGGACTCGGCTTTGGGATCGCTTCGTCAGCTTTCCCGCGCATTGGCCCACTCGAGAATTTTGCGCGCAAGCGCCAGCGTGGCGTTCCTGCCGCGTCCGCCTCTGCCTGCGAACGGAAAGAAATCACAGATTTTATTCCCCGTGGCATCGACGATGCTTAGATACCCGTGGCTTTGGATGTTGTGCTCTTCCAGCCGCCAAGGATGCGGCGCGTCTCGACTCGAGCTTGGGGTCGTCTCATCCGCCATGCTGCACCCCCTCTTACCTCGGCCTGAGGGATCGATCGTTTCTGTCATGTCACACCCTCTTTAATTTCAGCTTGGATTGCGTAAAAAATCCTCTCCCATGCAGCGGCAGACAGATCTCCCGGCGCAGTAATCGCCAGCAGCTGAATCAAACCATCCCGAAGCTCCGCAACAGACAAGTAGCGATCGGTCGTCTGCTTTGCGTCGCTCATACTACCCCCCTCAAATCACCGCCGATATCACGGCAGAGATAGATTTACCGCCCTGATCGGCGGTTATTTTTAGTGAATGGTCCCCCTGATCCGCCGATGTCAGCGCTTGCGCTGTGACCAGGATCGAGCCAGAGATGCGGAAGAGGGGACTACCACTGACCGACAATGTTCCGGTAAATGCCGAACCATCGGACATAACGACTCCGATCGTGGTCACTAGAGTGCCAATAGGGGAGGTCGGTGGTATTTGCGCACTTTCTGGCGAGAAGGTGATATCAGATGGAGTTGCTCCAGCGACTACAGCTGAGGTGGCCCATACGGTTTGGGTGGCGGACATCGCTAAAACATTTGAAACCAGCGACAAGTATTCATTAGTTCTATCATTTAGAATTGTATAGCCGCCGCCGCTGGCTTTGATTGTCCAGGTGTCACCGGTGGCATTTTCTGTTACCGTGCCGTCGTTGGCGTCCGCCATAAAAGCTCCGGTAATTTGCCCACCGCCGCTTGCGACCAAAACATTACTCAGTTTTGAACCATCCCACACCCATTGTTGGCCGGTGCCAGTATTGGTTGGATAAATCTGCACGTATGGTGTAGCGCCCCAATATCCGTGCCCGCCGTCGACCGAATCGCTACCAGACGCAAAATTATAAGTCCCGTTAGCCAGAGATTGAATGGGAGGGATAGTGGCGGCGGTAACGGTTACAGGAAATATAGCATTTCCCGAATCCACAGGGCTAGCGCTTGTTCCATTGATGCCTACGGAATAATGCCCCGCTAAAATCGGAGTGACTCTTGTTACTAAATTACTCCCCGATATCTCAAAAAGATCTCCCCCTGTGACTATTGTATAGGCACAGGTTATCACCGTGCCCGGTGGTTGCTGCGCGCTGAGCACGCCCACCACTGTCCCCTTATTTGCGTTGGCGGCGATCGTTAGATTGCTGATACCAATAATCATGGAATCTCTCCTTCTCTTATCACTCGGGCCACGGATTGGGCGGTCGCGGCTTTTTTACCTTATCCGGTTTGTATTTGCGTAGTTGTTTTTGCCGTTTCATGCGTCTGGATTCGGCGGTGTAGGGTTTCGTCGGGCGAAATTTTCTCATTTTCCCTCTCGCACCGTCACGTCACGATAGGCAGCCTCGGGCAGCCATTCACCAGAACGCGTGCGGATGACGCATTCCTGTAGCGGGCCCCAAGATGTCTCGATGCCAGCGGCTCGCCAGCGGCTGTGACAGCTGGCCGCCGCTAACCACATGCATCCGCCGACCATGATTGACAGCACACAAACACAAATACTCGCAAATGTAGCAAACCCAACCCAATCTCTAGTATGTCCATATTCGTCATAAAATAGCCTCGGCAGCTTGCGGCGCTTTCTTCCTCCTTTGAACTGATCCTGAGCATCTCGAATAATCTCATCAAAGGCCTTGTCCGCTGCAGCTAGCTCGGCATAGGAACTAAGTAGATTTATCGGCTGCGGAACGATTCTGATTTTCCCGCATTCTACGCATTTCTTGTTTGGCCGTATTTGCCCGCTCATTAGCGGCAAACTAATCCAATTAGAATGGTCGCATCTTTGCGTCAACGCACGGTCTTTATCGTCCTTTGTCATTTTTCCTCTCCATTTTTTAGCTGTTCGGGATGCTCGAGCAGATAGGCCATCGCCAGGCGCACCACGCGCGGCACCGGGTGACCGATATCGCCCGCCTCGTAATAGGCGATGGTGCGCAGCCCGAGATCGAGGGCGGCACCCGCCTGCGGCTGGGTGAGCCCGAGCTCACGCCGCCATTTCTTGAGGGTGAGTTCCATTTATTCATCTTTCTTTTGCAGCGGGATCGTCCGGCTGATTGCTGTCATCCCAGCCAAACGGCGACGGCAACTTATCGTAATACCGCGCAAAAATTACCCTGTCGTTAGGCGCTATTTCGCTCGCGGCACGCTGGTCCCAGGTTCGATGAATAAAGTCCGGCAATCCGAATACCGCTATCGCACGGTGATATTGACCGCTCTCGGCAAACCCTACGAAGTGAGCCGCTGTCGGTGCATCAGCAAAGACATCATCCACCGGCGCACGATGCAACCTCACGCACAGTACCCGCTCAAAACAGAGGAATTTGTTCATACAGGGCTCCGCGGAGGCGGGACAAATAGCATCAGAGGGCTTTGGTTTCATTCCAGAGTCCCATAAGCGGCAAAGGACGAAAATCGTCGTTGCCGAAAGCCGCCGCAAGATCAACCGGGACACCATTCATCCCAGCTGATATCGCGGACAAGAACCGCGCAGATCGGGTGATTTGTTCTTTTTCCTTCTCATCTGTGGTTTCTAAATGAGCGGCAGTCAATGCTGCTGTGAACCGCAAATCATCATCCGTAGACAGCCAAAATTGATGCGCCGCCCTCATCGCTTTACGCAGACGCTCTGTAAGAGCCGGCTCATTCGCACATTCCGGTCTAATAGATGTAACAGCTATCATCAAAACGGCGTTATTCATGCTGCCGCCCTCCGACCATCGGCCAGCACCTCACCATAATAGTCGGCAACAATCTTATTTGCCTTGGCGACAAGGTCCGGCTTTTTGAAGATGACGTGTAGATTGCCGTTGCGATACAGCTGGAACCGGAAATATTCGGTCTCGCATTCCCGCTCGTGCTTGTGGCTGGCCTCGCCGACAACGGTTCCGGCATCGTTCAGGTGAGACGGCGGCTGTTTGCCGTCGAGCACATGAAACATGCGGTCGACATCGGCCACCAGGTCGCGCTTGTAGCCGTAGAACCCGCCGTGCTGCGACAATGCGTAATCGAGGATCATTTTCTTGCCCAGCCGAAACGCGTCGTTGTTCGCATAGTGCCGGCTCAACTTTTTGAACACATTGACCAGGCTCTGCTGCAGGATCGAGCCGCGGCGGTCACGCAGGCCGGTAAACGTGCTGATCAAGTTGTCGAGCGTCACCTCGGGCGGATCCTTGCGGACCTGCTCCTGGAATGCTTTGAGCGTCTCCGCGTCCATCAGCGATTTAAGCTCGGTGGCACCGATGAGATAGGTCCATACGTCGCAGTCGACCTCGCGCTTGACTTCCTCCATCGCCTTGTCGACCGAGGAATAACGCAGATCGACCGCACCGCGCTGGCTTAGGCTCTCAGGGAAATACGAACCGGGTGCCGCAAGCTTCTGCGCCTCGTGCGCCTTGCTGATCCATTCGAGCCCGAGCTTGAAATACTCCAGCGCCCGATTGCGGTGGCCGATTAATTCCTCGGCCGAGCCCTTGCGAATGATTTCGTGGCTGGTTGAGATCACTTTCTTCCCCTATGTGCGTTCGAGAACTTCGGGGCGGCCACTGTGCGCCCCTCGAATCAATACGCTGCTGCCATCGTCGAAAATGACGACCTCGCCGCTCAAACCGTGCGATCGCTCGCCGCCTAATTCTGTCGCATACTGAAACAACACCGTTCGATAATCCAGCCCGTTGTCTCGCACGGCTTTTGCAAATTCATAAGCCTTCGTCATCTTTCCTTCCTTGTCCCCTATAGCTCGCGCCAGGACGTAAACCCGTGGCGCTCATGGCCGTATTCCCGGCAATTCTGGCAGAACGCCATATGAAATTGCTCGTCTTCCTTCGGATGATAATTCAGCCCCGGCATGGCTCGAGCCTGGCGAGAGGCAATCCACACCGCTGGCGCGCCGCATTCATGCCCATAGGTACCCATTTGCGCATTTTGACAGAACGCATGCGCGACCAAAAAATCAATCGCCGCATCCCGATCCGGAAACCGCTGATTTGTATGGGTGCAGACAAATTCATCGCGGATGCAGGACACCGTCCCACGATAATGCCCGTCGACAGAAATCGACCAGTCGCGCTCAGAGCGCTGATTTATTTCGGTTGCCATTTTAAACCTACGCTGTCGGGCAAATCGGCAGATGCCGGCACGCTCGCCATAAGAGTGAGCGAAGATGCGCCCGCGGAACCGCCATCGCGCGACTCCCCTGGGCGGGGAAATGCACGACATCGAGACCCGCCAGCGGCGTGTCCGATATCACCAGCTTGCCCGGCTCGCTGCCTTTCGATGGGATCACAAAGATGGCGATATCGTTCGAGTAACCGCGCATCCGAAATGCCGAGTCCAGTGATGCCTGAACAGACGCCGTTTCCTGGTCAATCCAGGCGTTGTAAGAAAAATCTCCGTAGCTCATCGTCAGTCCCTCTCCGCTAGGAGGTCCGTTAGCCAAGCCGGTAATAGCTGCTGCCGACATATGTACCGTGCAGCCCGGCTAGGTCTTCCAGCCGGTCGTATTCCTTTTGCTCCTTCCGAGTCCGCTCTTCAGCGTAGGTCGGCAGTAGCAGTTCGGCAAAAACGCTTGGCGTTGATACATGGAAAAACTTATAGCCTTCTGGTGCGTAGTTCATTTCTATAATCCCCATTTCTCGGCACAAATCGGGCCTATGCCAGCCTCGATTGATTTCCCGACGGTTAGTGTTCTGCCGCAGCATGAGCAGGTGCCGGTGCGCTGCCCATAGCGAACCGCCTCGCCTCGCGGGTCGGCGGCGATATCCGAAAGCGCGGGAGCCAATTTGCCGGTGTAGGCGGTGCCGATGATTTTTCCGAGATAATCATCGTTCTCGCTCTTGACGTAGAGAGCACCGGGATTTTTCCCGATGTCGGACGCCCGAGTGATGATGAGCCCCGCCGCCCGATACACAGGGCGCTTGTAGCCGTTGGCGCGCGCCGCCTCGAACATGGTACGGATCGGCGATAGGTCTACCACCGCATCGCCCGCATGCCGCTCAGCGGCTCTCTCCGCCGTCCGGACCGCTACTTTGGCGGCCATGCTGCGGACCGCCCGCACTTGCCCATCTGTAAGACTGCCATATTCGGTTAGCTTGCTCGCCAATTCGACCACAAACGGCGACCACGTGTTCTGCGCCAGGAAGGGCGCGACATCAGGATATTGCTCGTCAAAAGCCGCACGCGCCTCGGCGAGCCGGCGCGCCTTGCTGGCGGCTTTTTGCGCCCGGGCCTTTTGCCGATCGCGTTCACTTGTCAAAAAATATCCCTTGCCGCTGCACGCAAAACAATCGCTGCGCGTCTGATGCGTGCGCACGCCACGGTATTTTCCGGTGCCGCCACAGGCCTGGCAGGGAAAGCGCTCGGTCTTCGCATCCGGACCGCGCTTCTCGCTGACAACCGCGGTGTCGAGATCGTCAGCCGGGAAATCGTCTTGCAAGGTCATCACAATAATCCCATCGCGATTGCGAGTGAGCAGAACGGACGCCAATCTTTGGGTTTCGCCAAGGCTGTAGGGAAAGGAATGAGCCGCACGAGGCGCGGTTGCATATGAGCGGTGTCGATAATCAAAGTGCGATCATCGCATGTCAGAACCGGGCAGGGCGCGGGACCGGAAACAGATTTGCGGCGGGGATGATAAACGCTGATTTCCATCGCAGCTATCTCCGCTTAAAGATGCGTGTAGAGCCCGGTGAGCCGGGTGAAGGATTCTTGTAAATCGTCGCAATAGATGGCGCTCTCTGAAGCGATGACCTTGATCAGGTTTGCCGCCCGCGCCGAGCAGCGGAAAGCCTCGACGGTATAGGTGTCGCTCGGGTCGAGAGTGACGCGAACATGCGTCACCCGGGCCTCGCCGTGGCGGGCATTTGGCACCCGCATCGAAAGATAATTTTCGCCGCCGACAAAGCTATTTGCGCCGGTCATCACCTGGAACCGCCGGCCGCCAAGCTGCTGAAGGATGATTTGCGGAACTTCGTGCATCATTCGCCTCCGCGCATAAGCAGCGAGAGAGGCGCGGCACCGCCGCCGACCAAATAACGCCCTTGCCGCTGCAACGCATCGAGCGCCTCGATATATTCCGGATCGTCGCGGTCGAGCGCCTCATCAAGATCGCACTCGCCCTCAAGCGTTTGAGTGCCGGTGTTTTGATCGATCGTATAAATCTTAATTTTCATCGCAGGGATCCTTTGTTTTCGTTCGCTTTCGATAACGCATCATATGCATCGCGTCGGCGGGCATGTCAACCATTTTTTTGGCGTGCGCGCGATTTTTTCCGGGCGGAAAATCGAGGGAACCCGCCGAAAACGGCTCCGGAATATTTTTTGTTTTTCCGAAAAAATATGTTGACACCCGTCTCCGAAAGACGCATATTATTCATGCAAACACGACGACACCACCCTTTAAGGAGCACCCGCAAATGGCGAAGATGACCGAACAACAAACCCGCCGCGCCCTGCTCGCGATATGCGATGCGCTCGTCGAATCCGTACAGGCGGCCGGTTCGCTCGGTGCCCCGGCGGGCGTCATGTATGCCGTGCTTATGCAGCATGGGTGCAGCCTCGATCAATTCAACCAATTGACGGGCGCGCTCGTTTCGCTCGGCAAGTTGCGCCGGCAAGGCGACCTGTTTTTCGTCGGCACGGAGGCCTGAAATGCGCGGTTCATTCTACACCCCACGCGAAAGCCTGATCCCGAAAGGGGCGCAAAAGATTTCCGACAAGCTCTCGGATGCGGTCGCCTATCTCTACCCTGCCGGTAATGGCAAGCCTGCGATGATGGTCTTCTACGGCAAGCAGGCGAAGCCGGTGGCCCGATTCTTTTACGTCGATGAAGCGAGCCGCGAAGCGGCCGTAAAACGCTATTTTGATGCGCGCCAACAGCACAACGCCAGAAATATCGAAAGGGCCACTCCAGCGCTTCCCCAGGGGCTCGCAGACACCATCTCGCGGAACTGGGCCCGGAAGCGGTCGAGGCATTCCGCTCCGCCATGGAAGAATTCTTGACCAGCCCTGGCAAGATGCGCGCCTGGAAGAATGGTGACACTGACCGATTCACCTACCGCATTCAGGTGTTTCGCGTTTCGACAGCGAAGAGAAAGCTGCTGATTGGCATATCCGGTTTTCACGCAAGTCGGCCTAACTCCAAAGGAACCAAAAAAATGGCTCAATCCCTGCAAATCGTTTCGTCCGAGAAATCCCGCCCGACAGCAAAGCGCCGCGGCATCAAGGCATTCTCGGTCACCTCATTGTGCGGACACACCATGTATCCGCCGCCGGTAGCCTGTGCCGAATTTGCTGGCGGTGAAAAAATCCGCATGTCTTTCTGCCAGATGGCGGGCAAGCCGTGGGACTTCACCCGAGCTCGGCGGCTCTTGGCGCAAACCATCGGCAACGAGCGCGGCCGCAGCACCCCGGTGCACCATAAGGATTTGGAAAACCTGCGGCGCAAGGTCGAGGCGGCGCGCACCCTGGCGGCTCGGCCTGGCTCGGCCGGCGAAGGCGATGCCGCGAAGCGCGCGCTGGCGCGGCTTTCGAAGTCGGAAAAGCTTCTCGCCGAGAAGCAGGCAATGGCAGCGGCCTTTGATGCGCTCAACGTTTACACCCGCGTCTATGCGCCCGCCACCGACTTTGTTTTGTTCTGGGTCGAGCACGACGGCAAGAGGATCGATCCAGCCAAGATCGAGGCACCCGCCAGAAAGGCGCTAGGGAGCCCCAGGAAGCGCGGAAGCTCCCCGGTGGCCATACCTACCCCGGAACCCGCAAAGAGACCTCGAAACCATGGAAAAAGGCGGCATAAAGATGGCCATGAGCATAATAATCGATCGCGCCTACATCGAGCAGCTCTCCTGGCGCTTCGCCCGGACCATGCCGCAATGGCCGCATGAGTACACGGTGCGGGCTCGGGACGGCTCGGCTCGGGATCATGCCTATTTAGTGCTGTGGCAAACCATCCGAGACCATGGCACCGAGGAAACTTTTACCGGCACCCGCCAGCCGTCGACCAAGAAATACCTCTATCCTGGTGACGGTTGGCGCTACTGGTTCGAAAATCCGGATCCGCACACAAGCCGGATAATCAACCGGAACCGGGTGGAGGAAGCGGAACGGCTGCGAGCTCTGGGGCTACTCTCCGCACGATCTTTGCCCGAGTAGCCAGCACCAGCCGGACCCGCGTCGCACCTGCGGTGGTTCGCTTTCCGACAACCTGGAAACCCTTGGCCGTATAATGTGAGGGATAGTAGGCATACGCATCGACATACGCGACGCGCCCGCGGCATTCCGCAATGTGTCGGTCAATTAACGCTCCAGCGACCCCCCGGCGCCGCCAAGCACCATCGACCCACATGCCGCGAGACCGAGCGCGGCCGTTCGCCATTGTGAGCCCGCCCACCGCTACAATGACGCCATCCTGATATCCGGCAAACCATCGGGTGTTGGCCATCTCGCCAAGAGTGACGCGGTCCTTGGCAGCGGCTTTTTTCAGATGGGCGATTTCCTGATATGAAACCTCTTTAATTTTCATCTTATCGCTTCACATAGAATTTGCTGCCGCAATTATCGCAGAGCACCTCGAGATAGTCGGGCTCTTGGATATCGACGAGATCAGCTGCCGTTAATTCATCCTTATCGGCACCATCCCCCCTAGCCTCGGCAGCTGGCGAAGCGGCCGGCGACTGGGCAAATGACAGATTGAGTTGCGGCAACTCTGTTTTGAAGTCCAGCACTGCGAGGTCGAATTCGAATGGGAGGTTCAAGCCGGCGAGTTCGCTGCCGAGCAAATCGTGGTCCCAAAGCGAAAACTCCTGCACCCGATTATCGGCGATCCGGTCGAGTTTGTTGGTCTCTGCATCGTTGTCGGTGTAGACGCATGGCAGCTCTTTCATGTTGAGCCGACGAGCGGCCTGCCATCGCGTATGGCCTTTTACGATGACATTGTTGCGGTCGAGAACGAGCGGAACATTAAACCCGACTTTGGGCAATATCTCGACCAATTTAGCAACGGTTTGATCGTTTCTGCGGGCATTTCGCTGATAAGGCTTGATCCGCCCAATTGGGACCATCTCGATTTTGCTGACGACGTCTACCATGGGAATCACGATCCTTTGGTTTTCAGCCGGCTTTCAATCTGCCGCGGCGTTTCCAGCGCCCGCGAATATTCCGCATTTTCATAAAGCTTGGCATATCCGGTAATATGTTTCAACCGGGCAAGCTCCTCGGGCTCCAGGCCAATTTCCTCACAGATCTGTTTATTCCCCCATCCGTTCTCGAGCATTGACATCACGAGCGTACCCATGCCCTGGATGCTGTGCTTGCCACGAGCCCGGTTGTGGCGGACGGTCGAAGCCATGCGGTCATTCAGCGACTTGTCGAGCACGACGATTGGCAGCAAACCATGGTTGCGCTCGTATATGTCGCGGAACCGCTTCATTACTGTGAAGCGATGGAGCCCGTCTATGATAATCCAGCCATCCCGCGCATCATCCCTGATAGTGACAATAGGCATCGTGTACCCATCGTGCTTTATCGACGTGTACAGCAGCCGCAGCTCGGAGATAGCTACATTATTGGGGTTATAATTGTTAGCAAATACTTTCTCTATCGGCACCCAAATGACATTGCTTACAGGATTGTGGCTCAGATCAGGTGCGGACATGAGGCCTCTGATCAATAGCGATTTTCTTCGCCTTTGATTTGGTGCCGTCAACGTCATTGATCACCAGCCCGCGCACATGCTCCCTATACCACTCATCTGTATTCTGCCCTTGCCAGAGCTTCAGGAAGATCGGGCGGTTGTGAGGTGCCACCAGATTATCTAGCAGGTAATCGCGGTATTCATGCCAGTCCCGAAACACCGAGGGCAACTTGGTCGGGACCAGATCTTCGTGTATGTGATTATAGGTCGATGCTCCGGGAACACGACGCACAAAGCGATCGTAAGTTTCGGGCTCAACTTCCTGCAGAATAGCAATCCAGCGAATCGACGTCTCATGAATTAAAAACGATACCCTCATATCATGACGAGCAATTCCGTAGCGGAAATAATAATCATAAACCCGGTTGTAAGGCAGATTATTCTTGGCGAGGCAAACCCAGACATCCTGATCGGTAAAATCATAGATTGGCCAGAAAGTGCGGGTCGGGCCGAACATTCGTTTTTCGCACCACTTGATATGCTTATAGGTACCCCCGCCGGCAGTGAACTGAAGGCGGCGCATCGGGCTCTCCACCATGCGGATCCCGACAAGCACGCCCACATGCTTCTTCCCGGCGACACCGCAGTGCTGGTGCATGTTCTTGCTGATCTGAGCGTATCGGTCGTAGGGGGCGCACGGGTTGACTTTGATGCTGATGGGATCTTGCGGGCGGATCCATAAATCCTGTGCCTCGGGATCCCAGCAAGTCAAAAAGCCGCTGGTGTGCGACAGGCTGTTTGTCAGCCGGAACGGAAACTGAAACCAATAGGGCTCGATGTCCGGGGAATATAAAACCTGTCGCATGTGATCATAGGTACCCTGCCACTCGACCTCCTGGTCGAGCCAGACCACCTTGATTTTAGAAATGCCCCGCTCTTTGGCGACAACCCGGGCGAGGTGCAGCAACACAGTGCTGTCCTTGCCGCCCGACATGGCGACGATGACGTCGTCGCACTCGTCATAGACAAAGCGGACGCGATCTAACGCCGCCTCGTAAACCGTGATGTTCTTGTAGGTATTTGCGCGCTTGATGGCTATTTCAGGGGGATCCTACCAAAGCTGAACCTGCGGCATAAGGCGCATCGTTGCTTGAGCCATCGCCAGAGGCTCATTCGCTCGCCTGCCGGCGCCGCCGGCTAATGCCAAAGCGGCCGCGGCCTCGGGTATCTGTCGCCCGACTATCAGAACCGCCGTGCTCCCGCACATACTGATCGAACGGCATCTTGGTGCCGTCAGGCAAAACGATGTTCGTTTGGTCCAGGTACTGCAAAAAGAAACGGTCGGGCCCGTCATTATCAGCCACAGCTACTCTCCTCCTTTATCCATTTCGCATTCCATATATTTCTTTTGCCTATCGAAATGCGTGATTTTCAGAAACACGCCGCGATTAAAAAGGATCTCGCTTTCACCAACGTTGGCTACCGTAGTTCCTGGCATGCCGGCAGGAGCGGTGATTTTGATGGTCATGCCGCCCCAACTTTTCATAGGGTTCGGATCAAGGCTGGTTGAGACAAAACCCCGTTCCTCCCAGCGCATTCCGACCGTGCCGATGGACATCAACGCCGCCTGATATGGTCCCTTGACCCGGCGCCACAAGGTCATCGGCAAAGGCGTTTTCGCCTGGCCCAGCCACTCGTCAAGAGCCTTCACACGGGTGTCCGTGCAATCTACCTGCTGGCGCATGCAATCGTTCATATCGGTATAACCGCTTCCCTTATAGCTGCTCAGAGAAGACTGCTGATCAGGCGTTATTTCTGGTCGATGCGTTTCGAGCTTGTGATAGGCGTCCGAATAACTTCCTGCAGCTATGGAGCTCTCGATCTCGGCGACCGGCACCGGCGCTGGTTTTGGCATTGGTGGCGGTTTGGGGGGCGGAGCGGGTGCAACCGGCTTCACGGGAGCCGTGACATCGGCACTAAGAATGGTATTTCTTCTATCTGCTAATTTGGTCGCGAGAGATTGCTTCGCAGCCGAATCGCCAGGACCCCATTGCTCAACTACAGAAAGAATAGCCGCCTCTGAAATTTGCAGAGACTTCTTTGATTCCTGCAATTCCTGTGGTGTCATATCGCCATAAAGCGAAGCAGCTGACGGATTCTTATGCGGGTCTCGCATCGTTGTCCATTCCGATGCCTGATATCCGAAGGCGTCTCCCTTCGGGGTTCCCCCAGCGCGGTAGAGCAGAGCGCCGCCAAAATCCAGCGGCAATAACTTTCCGTTTTTATCTGCCCCGACATTATCGCCGGTCAGCCCGACTGCGTCCCAATTGGCCAGCCATGCGTGGATCGCGAAATCCTTCTTGGCCTGCGCCCGCTGCTCGGGCGTGAGTTCCTTCAGGTTGTCTTTGCCGAGGTCGACCATCTTGGTCGCCACTCCGAGCTTACCTTCGGGCAACGCCACCGGGTGATAATCCAGAGTGCTGCCCCCAGCCAGCCGGAAAAGAGCGGCAGCGAGCATCTCATTCGCGGCGTGGGCATCGGTCTTAGAGAACTTCACATAGTATTTATTCCCTGATGCGTCCTCGAACACACCGCCCGGGTTCGAACCCTTTTGCGGCCCAACCTGCTTGAGATTGGCGAAGTTCAAAATCGGCCCGATCGCCGAGTTGGCTCGTTCAACCGGCGAAAGCTCTTTCTTGGGCGTCGGCACCTCCGGCTCTGGCTTGGCCGCAGGAGCCTCTGCGGGGACTGCTGGCGCTTCGCCGCCGGGCTTGCCCTTGAACTTGCCGCCGGGCCCGCGCGGATGGAGCGCTTCAAACGCTATATTGAGCTGCTGCTGAGTCGTACCCTGAACGATTCCTTTTTCCTTTGTCCAAAGCTGCCACTTTCCGGCATTCGGGGGATCAATCCCGATAACGAGGGATTCAGTTCCCGCGTTGTTGACCCACCGCATGGCCTGGCCGCCCTGCCACTTGGTGCCCTCCATATTTGGCAAAACCGCATTCACCCCAGGCGGAGGTGCTAGCGGCGTCTTTCCGGCGGCTGGTTCCTTTGCTTCAGGCTTCGCCGCCGGGGCCGCTGCGGAGGCCGCTGGAGCAGGGGAAGGCTTTTCGTGATGGATATGTACCTGTGGCTCGTTAGGGTGCTCCAGCAAGCTCTGGAGAGCCGCTAGACCCTTGCCAGTTTTCTCTACTCGATAGCCGGGTCCGGCACTCACCCATTTGAAAGACCCCGACGGGATATATTTAGATTTGCCAGAGGTTGGCGGGTCAAACGAGAAGGTGAGCGTTTTCCCGCTCGGATGCGCAAAAGTCTGCTGTCCCTTTTGATGTTGAAATCCGAGTTCCTGTAACAGGTTTGTAATTTTCGAGCTTAGTGAGTAGGGGGCGCCCTTTGCAGCTGCCGGCGTTTCCTTTCCTACCGCTGCCGCTTCGCCGCCCCCCTCGCCTGCCTTGACAAACTGCCCACCCTTGCCGGTGCCCTTGGCACCGCGCGGATGCTCAGCTTCCTTGAATTCATCGCGGAAATAATACCTCTTGTGTCCGATATGGATCCCGATGGTTAGCATCCTGCGCCCTCTTCAGGATTCCCCAAACGTTACCGTAAAGTGCCGACCGGGAGGTGTCTACCGTCTCTTTGAAGTTATGATAATCGATCCTCATAATTAGCGCAAACACTGCGTCTGCAACAGTCCGCCGCGGAAGAGATATTCGATAGCGATAATCGGCATCTGGCGTGAAGCTGATTTTTGCCCTTGGAAAAAGTTTCTGAAGATCTCGGCGAAAACGCCCGCGCACCATTAAATTATCAGAGTTGTTTTTGTCTTCGACGACCGAGATAAAGCCACGCGTGGCGAACACCCACATTTTTATTTTTCCTTTCTGCCGCATTTATTTTTAGCGGCGTGCGCCACAGCCTCATGGCGTGGTGCCCATGATCTTGGCGTTCGCCGAGGTAAGCTCGCGCACCATCGAGCAATGCACGCTGAGCAATTCAGCCCGCATCTTGCGGGTGCCCTCCACATCGCCGGGTATATGATGGCCCGCCAACCAGATCGCCAGGCAATCAGCAAGCACCGCCCCCTGAACTTCGGCTGGCTTGCCAGCTAACAACGGCCCGAATTGCTCGACGATTGCCGCAACCTGCTCGGCGCGTCCGGTTATTTTCGCGTGGTCATCACACATGAAACACCGGCAGCGGCACGTCTTGCGCCCGCACCGGGCGATAGGGTGTTAGCCTCGGGTCGCGCCGGCCGAGCTCCCGCGCCTGGCGGATCGCCTCCGCCTCGAGGCGGTAACGCTGCTCGCTCAGCGGCATCGGTTGTTTCCAATGTCCAGCAAGGCAAGTCTGCCGCTCGCGGGCGAATTCGAACACCGGCTCGGTCCAGATCGACTTAGGCGGATCATACCATTCGCCACCGACCTCAGCGGCGAGAAACGGCTTGCCGCCGCGGTCAAGCTTGTTTTCAGGATCCCCCGGCTCGTGGTCGCACCACCAAATGCGCACCGGCACAAACGGGCCACGGCGAACCATCTGCATCAGCCAGCAACCAGTTTGAGGGACGAAGCTAGACATTGCCGAAGGTCATCCCACCAGATCGGCTGGGATGATGCGCTCCATCACACGCTTGGTTTGCGGGCGCGGGCTCTGCCTCTCCATCGCCGAGCACCGACAAACGCCAGCTGTCGTCGAGCACCACCAGCCCAACTCCGCTCGTCAGCGTACCGAGAAAACATTGTCGCACATTAAGGTCAAACTGGGCGCGCTCTTCACGCGGCATCGTCTGCAGAAACGGCACCCACACGACGAGCGTATCGCCGGGGTTAAGCGCCAAGCGCTCGATGCGCGGGGTATCGGGCAAAAGCGGGGACATCGTCCCCTCCTTTAGATTGTCCATATGTTTCCTCTCTCTTATATTTGCGGAGAGTTGTCAAGGCGGTTTACAAAATGTCAAGCCTTTAATATCTCCTGCCGGTGGCACGAAGCAGCGCCAAATGCTGCTCATTTGGCGTAGGCACGTGCCTGAAAGGCGGCACCGGTGCCGGCTCAGATTCAACGGCAACCGGTTCCTTGGTCACACGCGGAATGTCACCATAACAGCGCCGCAAATATTCCCGGCCGCAAACCCGGCCAGTCGCGTCGTGTACCTCCCTGGCAATCTGCGTCCAGCTTAGCCCCCGAGCCCGCGCGGCCGTTACGATTTCAGCTTCGGACTTCTCGGTGGTCTGGGATTGGTCAGGCATTTTGCAACCCCTTGCATGCCACTTTGATTGAGCGCGGGTCATCAGCACGCCCCGCAGTGGTGCAGGCGATGGATAGTCCGCAAATCCGACAGACTATATGCCACGCCCCGCACCGGCGAGCAGGATACGGTAACGCGATGATACAGGTCTTAGCTGCCCCTAGAGAAAGATCACAATCAATGCCATGAGGATACGCTGGGTTCGGCTGACATTGGGGTTCGCGACCAGAGTCGAGCCAGCGCACGTCATGGGATGTTGGCGTGCCCGTCACCCGCAATCCTCCAGCTGATAGCCTTTTCTCATTTCGATGAGATGCTGTTGGAATTCGGTATGCGTGCCGACCCACCCACATCTGCAGCGCATTTCCGACCCGTCCAATCGACCAGCGAAAACGTCATGTCCGGGGACCCCCCAACGACGGATAATCTCTGCTTCGACCGCACTCCATCCGATTTTACCGGCATCTTTCCATATCATTTACAGCACCCCCGACTAGAATGGAATGTCGTCGTCGAGCTCGGGATGACCGCCAACACGAGGCCGCTCGAACTGGGTGACGTTGTCGCCAAAATCGCTTGTATTACCCCAGTTCCCGTCATCCTCGTCAAAGCCATTGGCGCGCGCCGCTGCCTTCTCGGCGCGCTTGTCGGTGAGCAGCAGGAATCTTCCACCCCAACCGCGCACCACGATTTCGGTCGAGTAACGGTCTTTGCCGTCCCTGTCCTGCCATTTGCGGGTCTGCAATTGCCCCTCGATATAAACGCGGTCACCCTTTCGCACCGATTTCTCGATGTGCTTCACCAGGCCATCACCCCAAACGACGATGCTATGCCACTCGGTTTTTTCCTTGCGCCCGCCGCCGTTCTTGTCAAACCAGTATTCCGAGGTCGCCACCGAAAGGTTCGCCAGGCGGTCGCCAGATGTAATTGAGCGCGTCTCCGGGTCCCGGCCCATCGTGCCGAGCACAGTCACCCGATTTATGCAGTAGGAGGGCATGGAATTCTTTACTCCGAGGAATTTCTATAAATACTATTTGCTACGCGGGATCGCCTTGACCTCGGCAACCGAATCCAAAAAACGCAAGCTTGTTTCAGCCCAATACACCATGCCGGAGCGCCCATGATTCATACTCCTATGATTCTCATGCTCCACCAGGAAACCGAGCTCCTGCCCGAACAATCCAGTCGGGCATTTCTTAGGACATCCGCAGTTTATATCTCGGGGATTTGGCGTGCTGTTTTGGTGTAGAAACAGCAGCCACACCGGCAGTTTTGTGATCCTAGCGACGTGCTGATAATCTTCATAGTGCCGTAGATCGATTCCAGTAGTCCATCGCTGTGTTTTGCGGTGCCAACTGAATACAGACTTGTGCTTGGCTTCGCACCATAACACCCCCCATGCGCGAGTAAATACGAGCATGTCAGGCGCGACGTATTCACCAATCGGCGCAAAGAACTGTGGCCCCTTGCCGGTATGGTACTCAGTCTCGTAAATCGGGAGGATCGAGTTTCCACGATCGCGAATCCACCTACCGATATATTTCTCGGACACCCGACCGGTCTTCAGATTATCTTCAAATGTCAAACCCATGATGATTAACCAAGCACCCGCGCCTCCGCAGCATCGAAGAATTTCTTGTCGATCTCGATGCCGATGGCCCGCCGCCCGTTTTTCTTGGCTACTGCCGGCACAGTCCCAACACCCATGAACGGATCTAACACCAACTCACCAGGAATCGTGATCAAATCGATAAGGTATGCCACAACCGCTTGCGGCTTCTGAGTCGGATGGAGCGGATTGCCCTTCTGATCGACGATACGCTCCTTTCCCTGACAAATCGGGAATCGCTGATAATTCAACCCCGCTCCATCTGCATCACCGGGATAGTTGAATGTGCGCACGCCACCAGGCTTGGAGAACTGGATCGCGTAGTCCATCGCCGGCATGAAGTCCGCCTTCGTTACACTTGGCCCAGGATTGGAACGGCACCAAAAGAACGTCTGGCGGATTTCAAATCCTGCCGCATCAAACAACGACTGAGCGACATTAAGCCAGCGCTCACCGACAAACATGAACCCGGTGCCGCCAGGTTTCAGAATCCTAAAAAACTCCGCGGCCCAATCCGCCATTGCAGCAACGAAATCACCCGCCTCGTGATTGTCCCAGTCACCGAAATTCTTGTTCCAGTCAGGCTGAGTGCTTAGCGTAAAGATACGATCATCACTGATATTGTATGGCGGGTCGGTGACAATAGCGTCGATGGCACCATCGCCAATTTTGGCTAGTTCATCCAGTGCGTCACCAAGGTGCAGCTGGACGCTGTAGCGCTTGGCCACCTTGTCGCGGGTAGCTTCGAGCAGCTTCTCCAGCTTTGGCCCCGGCCCTTTCTTGTCGAGCCACTCGTCGTCGTAGATCCCCTTATGCACCTGCTCGAAGGCCTCATCGATGATATCTTCGTCGACTTCCCCAAGCTGCCGTTTCAGCCAGCATTCCATCGCGGCCTGTGCATGATAGGAATCGGCCAAGCGCGAAAATTGCTTCTTGGTGAAGCGACGGTCGTTATCGTCTTTGCCGGCAGCGAGCCACTTCACCAGTTCGATCTGCAGACGCGGATTGAGCGCAATCGCGTCCGCGTCTTTCTTACCGAGCACGTCCCACTTGCGCGGCAGAAGCGCGCGGAGCAGGCCTTCCGTAAACATTGCCACAGGTGTGGCAATCTCTGCCACAACGCCCTGATCTCGTGGCAATCCGTTTTCTCGAACCGTTGTGGCAACAATATTCCAAGCTACAAGTGCTATCTTTTGGAGCAGGGCGTAGTTGCTGACGTCGCTCCGGCTCCATCCGAGCTCGCCGGCGACGGCCTGCTGCGTCTTGCCCTCGCCAAGCATCTGCCAGATCAGTTCCGCGTAGCAGCAGAATGTCATCGGCAGCGCGTCTTCACTGGCGATGTTCAGATCAATCGCCGCTTTCGTAAGAGAACCATTCGGCGGCGGGCCGACGTCCATATACGCCTCGGTGTGCCCGAGCCGCTTCAAGGCCTCGTACTTGTGGTTGCCGCCATAAAGGATGCCATCGGCGGTGACAGCCAACGGATACTGGCGGAGCAATCCGAGCGTCTCGATCTTGTGGATCAGGCGCTCGATGTGGCGCTCGTTGAGCGGGCGGACGACGTGAATGCTCTCGATCGTCGAGAGCGGGAGTAACTCGGTCATATCAGGCCCTCTTCGTCTCCGGCTTGGCGGTCCCGGAATTGGATTACAGGAGCAGCTTACGCTGCGCCGGAAACGAAGAGGATTCCACGTTTCCAATTCTGTGCTGCCTCTCTCCGGCACCTCGGGTCAAGCTTCGCTTTTCGGCGCCGCCGGCTTTATCCCGACGAGCCCAATTCCAATTCCTCGTCAAACGCCTCGGCGTAGAAATCCGTCAGTGATTTCGGCCGGACGCGCTGCTTTTCCTCCCGAATATATTCCTGCCAGCGCTCAAAGCCGCGCAGAATCAGCTGGTGACCGAGGGTTGGCTTGGGCTTATTCATCGCCGCGCCCCAATCTCTCGCGCTATTGACTCGGCGCACAGATCTCCGTCCCGCCCAAATGGGCCAAGAGTTCGCCCGTCATCTGGGCTGCCCATCGAGCGGGCAATTTTGAGGCATTCTTCGCGCTCGCTTTTTACGCCGAGCGCATGAGCGTCTATGGCGCTCGTCAGGCGTGCGTGGGCGAGCGCATCCAAAACTATTGCTTCAGCCCCGGCGCAACCCGGATACGCCTCTAGGATACGAGCCACAGCCTGCCTATCAAACGGCTCCCACTGCGTCCGATAAGCAACCTCTTGTTCCCCGCTCTGGTCCTGGTCGAGCGCGCCCAACTGTTCTGCATCATCAGCCATCATTTCCCTCCCGATTCGGGTCCGATAAGCTCCGCGTTCCAGCCCTGTTTGGTCCGCCACACCCAAATATATTTATCTCCGCTTTTCGCGGTGCCGCCACATCTTTTTCCAATATTCTGATGTTGTGGAAATCCTTTCTGTGCATGCCAGGAAAAGACAGAAACCAATAATGCTCGCGCCTCATCGTAATTCCTGCATCCCTGCAGGGTTATCGTTCCTATTCCTATATAAGCATGATCTTCAAAATCATTCCGACCTCCGGATCGATAGGTCTTAACCCCATCTTCGTTGGCGACCGCGAGTGAATTGCACACCGCATTCTCGGCATCGGCATCATTATGGGAGCGGACATAAGCCACTATCAGTGCGGCCCAATCTCGATAGCTTTTGCACCCAAGCACTCCCGAGAAGCGCCAAGGTTCATCACAATGCTTTAAGCGTTTTTTCAGCATTCTTCTTTCTCCAAAAACCATAGTCACACCTCTAGCCCTTTCTGTCCCCGGATGTAGGAAGGGATACTCTAGCTGTACCCCCTTACCAGCACCTCGAGTGGCTCTTGTCCTTTGAGCCAGGTAGCCACCATGAAGGAGCTACCGACATACTAGGGCCCCCCGGAGCCGTTGAGCTCCCCCGAATCGTAATTCGGTCATCCTGGGCCATTTTGAGCGGGTTGGCCCCTATGCGAGTTTCGGACTCTGGCCCGCATAGCCGTTAACCCGTTTGTCCAACTCCGAGGTGAGTGCTCGAAGCCATCCATTGTGCCGGGGCGTCAAATGGGCGCAAGACGGAGCCCGGCCTTCTCGTGCAATACGGGAGGCGAAGGGTTTTGAGACCCTACTCGCTCGCCTCTTGCTTCACAGGCTTGTTGTGGGACACGCCTGGCAACCCGGTGGACAGCAGATTTCTTGCGGGGTTGCCAACGGAGGAAAACTAAGTTAGGCTCCTCCGTGTTCGAGCGCGGGACTGCCGTCACAGACCGACTCGACAAGGCACCAAAGGGGCACCCGGGTCGGTCATGAAGGCAACCGCTCGGGTGTTCTTTTGTGCACCTCCAGCCTTACACAGAAGCGCAGAAGCGCGCAAGCGGGAAAATTGATGCGCCCTCAGCGCGGGCGGGCAACCCCGACATTTTAATTTATTCCCGAAAATATATTGACCTCTCCGCGGAAACCGGCGCATATTATGCGTGTTCGAGGGAAAACCCCTTAACCGGAGATAGCCATGCGGACAGCGCCGGGAAAACCGGCGCACCCACGTCGCTAAAGGAGCCAGGATGCTAATGGGCTACGCCGATATTCCAATAACTCGATACAAGGTCGAGTTTGTGTGTCCGTCGACCGGCAACGTCGGAAGCGACGAGGTTGACGCGTACAGCGCCAAAGATGCGCGGGACCGAGTCAGACGATCGGCGCACGTCAGGATTGACATCACCGGTGTCTCGCCGATTGGGCGAGGCGGGCAAACGAGTCGATAACCCCCCCGAGCGGATGGCAAATTACCCAATAAGGTTGGAGCGAGATTACGTAGAATCGTTTACCCCCGCTGACCTCTCGGCTCCGCTTTCATTGATGCGCTTTCGCCTGACCTATGATGGCCCCTTGCCAGCGATGAATAAGCGCAAGCGTGCATCATGGGCTCCTGTGAAATGGAAGATCAGAGAACAAATAAGCCCTCAACTTATCGAATTGTACGAAGTCCATCCCATACTAAGCGCGCCGGCGCGCATGATGTTGTGGGCCGGCAATCAATATTTATTGAAGAACGCTGCAGGAAGAGAAGTGAGTGGAGTACATGAGGCGGTACGAGAACCTATTAGCGTTGGAAGTAACAACTTTATTTCTCTTGTCAGGAAATCTCTCGCGCTTTCTTGCTCTATAAACGTAATCTTTTTAAGAAGACATAAGCCAGGTCAACTGGTAACAGGAGGAGATATTGACAATAGGATGCAAATTCTCTTTGATGCGCTCCAAATACCCGACAAGAATGAGTTAGCGGCAGGTATACCCAATAACCCGCCATCTCACTATTTATTGGAAGACGATTCGCTCGTAACCGGAATTTCCATACAAACAGATAGGTTATTAATCCCAAAGGGTGCCGATCCAAATCATGCCCTTTTGATGATTGATGTCACGATCCGGGTTATGGAACTAACGGCTTACAATATCGGTTTTATCGGAGATTGATCCTAGAAGTCGCCACTACACGGTGTTATCTGTGGCTTCATGCGAAAGTCCACATCGGCTCAGAAGCCAGTTAATTGACGAGCCCGGAATGGCAGAGCGCTTTCAGCGGGCGCTACGGAATGCCCTCAACATGCCGCCGAAGCATCGATCGCCACCCTCGCCGAAACCGAAGGAGCGACCTACATCGAAGGGGCGCGTTCACAAGGGGAAAACGCGCGGGAATTAAGCCCTAACGGCGAAACTCTCTGAATGCCGCACCTCGGCAGGTAACGCCAGAAAGCCCAACTCGCGGCGTGTCGGTAGTGCCGCAATGCGCTCCATGATTGAATTCGAGGCCGGCCTCGGTCGCGGGGTATTCGATGTCCGGCAGAAGAGGGCTGTCGTCTGGCATGCGCCCCGGTATGAGTCCGCCGATAGGTGAGGCGCTTGCCTTCGGCTCCGGCGATGGCGCGGCGGGTGGGGAGCCGCTACCAGCGGAACGTTCTTTGAACTTCTTGCCTTTGCCGACAATGAAGGCGTCATCGGCTCTCGGGTCGCCACGAAGCTAGCGAAAGACTTTGCAGATAACGATAGCAAAGCGCGATCGATGGATGATGACGGCTATTGCTACGGAAAATATCGAGAATGGGTGAACGCTCTCAATATGGCCAGCGATGGCGGCGCGATTGATTTTCACTGAAATTAACTCGCAATCCTCTGCTGCGGGTTAGGCTCTGTATGGTCCATGCCCCAAACATCGAAATTCCGGAATTCTATATCGGCGATTTCCACTAATAATTTATATAGAGAATTCCACCAATGTGAATAGGCGGAAAAGGCTTGAGCGACGGCGATGTCATCGTTGATGATAACCACCGGACACCACGACAATTTGCAGCGCAATTCGAAGTCGTAGCGGCTGCTCTGCTTGACGACTAATTTTCTTCCATTGTGCTCAGTGACCGGAACCAATTTGGGTGGCCCGGGATAATCCGGGATCTCGCCACCGCGCCCGAAGCGAACAATCTCGCTGGCCATCAGCACCGGCAACGATAAAACCGCATCATGGAGGAGCTCGGCATCGGGATGAACAGCAGCGGCATAAACCCCGCCACGGGGCGGGCGGTCGTTATCGATCATGCAACCGAGCTCGGCGATTCTGCCCACCGCCGCCAGCCCATCAAGACTGTGCCGACGCAAAGGCGGGGCAAAACTGTCGCGCTCGACCTCGCGTTCGCCGGCAAGCAAAGCTTTACCAGTGACCTCAATTACCCGTTGCCGGGAATAAGTCCAGATGACAAAATCCTCAAGAGATGTTGATTTGCGCAGCAAAAGTGCGTTCTCCCCTTAATGCAATTCCCCATCAAACGAAATTATATTAGTAAAATAAACGGCGACTGTCAAACGCCGCAAAAAGTGAGCGAGAGGATCGAATAACGATAACGCCAATTATTCAATTTCCTCTCGTGCCCACACCGGCCTCGCCTTGCCATGCCCGGCCAAGCCTCTCCATGCGTCGCCCTGCCGAGCCTGCCCCAGCGTACCATGCCCCTGAGCAAGCGGAGGCGGGAAATTTTCCTTCTTGACATTCCCAGCGAAATTCGCCGGAATCCATTCGCCGTCGCAGTCACGACGGAAAAGAACGCGACACCGGAAATTTACGAGCTTCCTCGTTCCGGCGTTGCATAGCAACCCCTGTACCATCGCGTTCCGGGCGTGACTGGCCGGAACGAGGAGGACCTGATTTATGACTAAAATACAATCGGACATCGCTACCATCGCAGGCGTGGCTTCGCATGGCGAGGACAGGACTGGCCCGGTAGGGCAGGCTTCGACGGGCATGGATTCGCGCGGGGCGGCAAGACAACGCTCGGCAGGCGCGGCAACGCGGGGCAGGGCAAGGATCGGCCAGCCAATGTCCGGCGTGGAAGGGCAGGCATGGCAAGGCGCGGCGGGACAGGACGCGGCGAGGCATGGCAAGGCAGGCTCGGCTGGGAGTGATCTGGTCAGACGAGGCTTGGAAGGGCCGGGCACGGCAGGCGGGGCAACGCTCGGCAAGGAGAGGTATGGCTTGGATGGGCTCGGCCAGGCAGGCGCGGGCAGGCGTGGTAAGGCAGGGTCTGGCGTGGAGCGGCCGGCAACAAATGGTTTAGAACTCGCGCAATCTAAAGAAATCGTTCGAATCCCCGAGCCAAACTTTAAAGAAGCCATTCTCGTGATAGAGGGTACGGCGCCTTACGTGCAGCACGCGTTTTCGCAAAAAGCGCGAACGAAAATGGAGGAAAGCCAGCGCGCTGGCGCGCGCAGCAAAACCAGAAAAACACGAGAAGCACGCAACTTCGAGAGTGATTACGAAGCTGCGATGCATCGGTCGACTGAAGGATGGCTTGGGATCCCTGCTCCATCATTTCGGAATGCTCTAATCTCCGCATGTAAAATCGTCGGCTTCGTAATGACGAAAGCCAAGCTGGCGGTTTTTATAATTGCCGATGGGATTGATGTCGTTGATGGCACACCGCTCGTCAAAATCGAGGGAGAGCCGAGGATCCATCAGAGCTATGCCCGCAACGAAAGTGGTGTAGCCGATCTGCGATGGCGACCAATGTGGGAAAAATGGTCAGCAAAGGTCCACATCAAATGGGATGCTGATATGTTTTCGGCACAAGATATAACTAATCTAATGGCGCGGGCTGGCGGTCAGGTGGGGATTGGCGAAGGCCGGCCCGATTCACCCAACTCCAACGGGCTTGGTTGGGGCACTTTTGAGGTAATTCCATCATGAGCATCAAAGACGAACTACTGGCGTTGACTGACACTGCGGATGGCATGATTCATGCCGGTCAGGTCGTCAGTTGGGCGCAGCGTAACACCGATTCCGAGCTTCATCCCCAGTTCGAATGGGATGACAGTAAAGCGGCGCATGAGCACCGGCTTAATCAGGCCCGACGGCTTATCGCTATCCATGTGGTCTTTGAACCCACTGGGAAGCGCGCTGTCGTTTCGCTAATTCCTGATCGGGTACATGGGGGCGGATACCGCCCCCTACCCCCTATTCTCTCGAATCGGGAAATGCGCAGTATGCTGGTGCGGCAAATCCTCGACGAAGCCACGCGAGTGCTCGATCGCTACCCGCAACTCAACGAGTTGAGCCCACTACGGAATGCGATCGAGACACAGCGGCGATTGCTGGAAATGGCAGAACAACCGTTGGCTGCCGATTAAACTTTTCGGCTGGGCTCGGCTAGGCTCGGCAAGGCCTGGCAGCGCAGGCATGGTTAGGCCGGGCATGGCGGGACGGGGCTGGGCAGGCGGGGCATGGCATGGTTAGGCCAGACACGGCCAGGACTGGCAGGCGCGGCTCGGCGGGGCCGGGCGCCGCGAGGCTAGGATGGGCGAGGCAGGGACGGGCCGGCCGGGCAAGGCGTGGTATGGGAAGGCAAGGAAGGGCGGGGCAGAAACGGAAGGGCGCGACTTGGCGCGACTCGGCACGGTTTGGGCGGGCAGGCACGGCTAGGCTGCGTTCTCTATCCATGCCTGCGAGCCAACCGGGCCTGACCTTGCCTAGCCGAGCCGTGCCAAACCCAGCCATCCGAACTTAACACGGCCCTCCATCAAACCGACGGAAATATTTTTCGTAAATTCGCTAAAATAATGTTGACACCCTCTCCGTTTCGGCATATTTTATTCTCGGAATAAGAGGGGAAAGTAACCCAAAGATGCGACCCGATGACCTCTCCGTGTGGATACGCCTTCGCTTTGGCGCGCAAAAGCCAGCTGCCGAAGCGCTCGCTATCTCTACTTCTACATTGGAAAAGTACCTTTACGGCACGCAAGCCATCACCCGGCAATCGCGCCGCATCATCGAGTTGCTTAATCGAATCGAGGGGCTCGAAAAAGAAAATGCGAGCCTAGCCGCAACCATCGTCGATATGGCGCGGTCCAAAATCGCGGAATAACCCTGCAATTGGAGGAACGATCATGGCCTATCGCAATCTCCCGCCAGTGCCGCACGACATGGATTTTCAGATCCCGCTGGTAATCGTCGGCGAGTGCCCGACACCGCCGGCAGAGGGGAACTGGTTGTTCGAAGTGAAGCAAGATGGCTGGCGGACTGTCGTGTTCACCGATGGCCGCGGCGGGCTTCGAGTGCAAACCAAGAACGGGCGAGATTACACTTGGCAATTCGCGGCACCCTTTCGCGAATTCGCACGCGAGGGCCATGCGATGATTCTCGACGGCGAGATTGTGGTCCCCGACGAAATCGGCATCACTCGCCTAGATGCGCTGCATCAAGCCATGCGCTCGGGCGAAACCGGGCGGCTGATTTTTTGCCCGTTTGACGTGCTGATCCTGGATGGCCGCGATATGCGCCCGTTTCCGATCGAGACGCGCAAGGCGAGTCTGGCAGCTCATTTTAAGGCACACCCTCACCCGACCATCAACCCGGTGCCTTGCCTGACCGGCGTTACCGCCGAAAAAGTATGGAGTTGCGCGCAGACTCTTGGCGTTGAAGGTATCGTCAGCAAAAAAATGGGCACGCCTTATTGGGGCTCGCCGCAGCCCTCAAAGGTGTGGCTCAAATCTATCTGCAACCCTCCGGCTATGATTTCAGCCGGATAGGAGACCGGGAGCCCTGTACCTCACACGGCCAGCGGAGAGGCCGACAGACGCGATGCTCGCAAGAGTTAAGGTCAGCCAAGGCTCCCGTGTTCATAGTCCGGCAGCCAATCGCGCCGTTCGTTCTCCGCATCAACAACCCTGCAATGGAGGAAAATAAAATGACCGCAGATGGCCTCAACAATCGAGCAAGCTTTGATGAATTGCGCCATACTGTTTACCAGCGCAATGCGCACAGCAACCGCGAAAAGCTGTGGAATTTCCTGGGCATTACGGCGCTCGTTATCCTGTTGCTGACATGAGGACCTTCCCTTGGCTAAGGTTAAATCCCAATGGGTACCGCTGGCGCCAGCGAAGTTGATCCAGCCCGTCGGCGATGACGACGTGCGATACGCGATGGAGAGGACCGGCTGCGACGAAGCCACCGCCCGCGCCCAGCTTGAGCACGAGGCCACCAGCGTCGAGTATTGGGTCAACGATCTATACCAAGTCGCCAAGCGACGGGTGCTCCCCGAGCACCCATGGAACCACACTGGAAACAACATGATCCATCTCAACATCCGCCGCCGCGACGGCAAGCCGATCTTTCGCGACTGGCGGCATTTCCAATGGATCAAAAACCAGCTGATCGGCGAGGAATGCGAGGCGCTGGAGATTTACCCAGCCGAATCGCGATTGCACGATACGTCGAACAAGTATCACCTGTGGGGCTTTGCCGATCCCGAGATCCGCTGCCCCTTTGGGATGCTCGGACGCGATGTTGTCGACGACAGCAATGGAACCCGACCCGGCACCCGGCAGAGGCTGCGATGACCCCGGAAATTAAAGCCGATATCGAAAAGCTTATCCGCGATGAAATCGGACGAGCGGAGGATAATCTCTTTCGAGCCGAATGTGCCGCGCGTAAACACGACCCAAGAAAACAATGGGGCGAGAGCGGCCAGACATTACAGCAGATCATCGACGGTTATCAGGCCCAGAATGATCGCTATTTGCGCGCCCTCGCGGCTTTCGCGGAGATCGAATCAAAATGAGCAAAACAACCGAAATCGAAAGGGAAAGACGATGACCAAGGATTTCCACATTGGCGACATCCTTAGCGTAACGACCGGGAGGCTCCTATCTCCGCGGCGTATGGAAGGGGTGTACGACATCTTAGGCTTTATGGCCGGCGAATCACTGTTTACGCATCAACTCCCGCGAGTTGGGCAAGAAGCGAAACCCGTTATTTTGCGGCAACACCCGCAGCTGGCGGATGCTGCTGCAGAAGCCGAGCAGATTACGCAAGACAACTGGCGCGACTGGCTCGACACCTGGATCGCTCGTTATGGCGAAACGCTGCCGATAGCGCCGTTCGCTTCAGAGCGCAGAAGCGGGTGAGATGGTGCCATCAAGCAAGATCATTGTTGTCGCTCCATGAGCAAAACAACCGAAATGATTGATGAGCTCGCGGCGCAATTGCGCGCCGCCTGCGGACCGCTGCAGGCGTTTTTCGAATGGTGCGAAAAAGGGGGAAAGTCATGCCCGTGAAGCGATCCACTCAGCGCAAAATCGATCAGGTGATACAGGCTTTTGTTAAGTTTCAAGATCAGTTGGCGCCACTAGATGCTGCCCTGTCCATGATGGTGAATGGGCTTATGGAGTTGAAACGCACCGGCAATGTGAGTGATCAAATGATAGAGGGGGCGGACGCGGCTCGGAAGCTACTGGTAAAGCTTCCGCAGGCAGCGGACGAACTAACCAAAGTCGGGCCGTTGATGGAAATGATTATGGCAGAAATAACGGGGGAAGAACTATGACCACTAATTTTGCGCATTCAACGTCGCTTTGCGAGTCGGTACAGGTCGAGGATTTGGAGCAGCGAATGCGCTTCTGCCGGGGGCAAATCGTGGAGGCGCTCGGCGACATCGCAAACGGGAACCCCGTCGAAGCCGCGCGGGCCTTGCGTTACGCAATCGCCGAGCTCGATGGCAAGGCGCGAGCGTCGATTAACAACGAAAGGGGCGAGCTATGAACGCAAAATGGACGGCAGCAACAAGCGCGGTAATGGGGTCTTTGGCAGCGCTGGCTGTTGTTGGCATGTATCTGAGCGCATCTGCCAGCCAAACCCATGACAGCATGAAATTGCAAATGCTGCTGGTGCAAACCAAGGCCGGGCTGCCGCAGGCAATAAAAGACCTGACCAGCAATGAATGCCACACCGCAAAGACCTGGCTCTTGGGGCTACCGCCGCCAAGCGAGGGCGCAACCATCGTTTATGCGGAGTGCGTTCAGCAATAGGAACATTTACGATGAACACAAAGAACGCGGCCGTTAGAGAGGGCCAAATTTGGCAGGAAGTTGACCCGCGACATCCGCGGTATGTTCAGCTGGACCTATCAAAGCTTGATCCTGGGATCGCGTAGTGGTGACGGTCGTGCGATCCCGCTAAGCGCAACCGCGTGTTACCCCGTAGCACCATGATGGAGGTGAACGATGGCTCCAAAGCCAATTCAGATTGCTGTGTCACCAGAATATGAAGGGACGTATGAAAGGTTATACGTGCTCTGTGACGACGGCTCCATATGGCTTCTTACTGAGCCTGGGATCCAAGATATTTGGCGCTCGCTGCCGGGAATTCCGCAACCTCTGGAATCCGATATGTGGACCGGACCCGGGCCAACGCCGCCCGGGTGGCGCTCTAAACCTCATGAGGACATCCCATGAACGATGACCAGATCAACGAGCTGCTGAGCATACTCCGCGACATCGCCGCGAGCCTCGCCCGCATCGAAAAGCACCTCTTGAAGCCACCCCAGCCCCTTATTTCCGGAGTATGGCGTCAGACGACATCAGGTTTGCAGTTCATTCCGCGAACCGGATACTCCGGTTGGGCGAGCAGCGCGCGCCCCGCGCCGCTATGCGATGAGTCGCAGGCATCCGCCACTTTCGCATTGCCCGCTGTGTGGCGCAAAAGGCTATAATGCTTGGGGCCGCGATGCCGCGTGGTATGATTGTGGGTCGGGCTTTGATGAGCGGGGAATTCTTACCATTGGGTTCCGCTGCCGGGAACCTGACGCGCCCCACAAAAAAGACGGGGGCGAAAGCGCGACCTCTCACCCCCGCTAGGCTCCCTGCAATGAAGGCGCTGCATGGAGGAGCAGCAACCATCGTGCAAAGGAAAGTATGATGCTCGGCCAACGAATTGTCAAGATTATCGAAAATGAGAGCGGCGCCATCCTGGTCGAGTTCGCGATAATCTTCCCTATTTTTCTGCTGTTCGTTATCGGCGGCATTGACGTGATTGTCGCGATGATAGGCTTGAGTTGGTTGACTTTCGCCGTCCAAGCAGGGTCCACGTGCGGAGCGATCCATGCGCCCTTATGCACCACTTTGACCGCCACCACCACTTATGCGACAAATGCCGCCAATTTAACCGGCGCCGTCTTTACCGCCAAACAATTGCCGTGCGGCATCGAGGTTGCCGGCAGCTGGACCTATGTCAGCATGATTTTGCCGTACAATTTCCCGTGGAGCACGTCTGCGTGTTACCCGGTAGCACCGTAAAAGGAGAGAATAAATCTATGTTGGATGCTGGCACGATTGCTCTTTGGCTGTTCGCATGCGCTGCGGGCCTGACCGCTGGTGTTGCGGTCGTGAACGCGATACTCGCGGTTCTGCAATGAACATCAACCAAGCAAAATCCCGGATCATGCGGCGTATTTGGCTTCGATTTCGCCGCCGCAGATTGCTCTACAATGAAAAGGCATGGACCTATGAGCGTTGGGTTCGTGAAGGACGTCCGACTTCAATTGATGAATGGGAACACAAAACCGCTCAGGAATTAGCCCATGAAAGCTAAACAGCCTCAAGACGCCATTATGGATTTCGTTTCTGTTGAGATTCAACTGCCAGAGAAGCATGCGGAGGTGCTTGTTCGGGGATGGGGCGAAAGACGACGTCATTACGTCTACGCTTTCGCAACATACGAAATCAAAACCGCCTGCAAGCGTTGGGTAGCGCGCGATCAGACCACTCTGCATTTCGAGCCCATCGAATGGGCGGCTTTGCCTCAACCCCTCAGCAATTGATCACTCCAGAACAAATAGCACAGGCTCGCCGACGCATTCCGTTGCCGGAGCTCATCGGCCGCGATGTTGTGCTCAAGCGCCGCGGTCCTGGCTATTGGGGCCTATGCCCGTTCCACAAAGAAAAGACACCGTCCTTTCTCGTGCAGGCCGATCACTACCATTGTTTCGCTTGCCGGGCACACGGGAATGCCATCACCTGGATCATGGTGCGGCACAATCTCAAATTCCCCGAAGCTGTCAGAGAGCTGTTGGGATTGCCGCAGCGCGCCACCCAGGCGCGCCGATCGGTGCCAGAAGCAACACCGCACAATGATAATAAATACCTGGAATATGCGCTGTCGCTGTGGAACGAGACGCAGGCGGTTACCGATTTCACCGCTGCCGCGTTGTATTTTCATTCACGCGGGATCAGCTTTGCCAATCTCCCGCCTGATATCCGGTATCACCCTCGAGCAAAAATAAACCAAGAAGATGGCGGCGGGTTCTTGCCGGCGGTGGTGGCGGCGGTCCGGGAGCGCGCCGCGAGGATTTGCGCCATTCAGGTGATTTATGTCAAGCCGCAGGATGAAGTCGGTCCGGATGCCAGCACGCAGCATAGCGGCGCTACGCATCTGCGGGTGCGCAAGCGCACCTATGGCCGCTTGCTCGATGGCTGTGTCAGGTTGGGCAAGATCGACCCCACGGAACGCTCGCTGGGTCTCGCTGAGGGTGTCGAGACCGGCCTCAGCGCCTACCAGATGTTTTTTGCCCCGGTATGGGTGACATGCGGTTTAGCGCGGTGGGGCATGCCGGCGCATTGGAGCGCGCCTGACGCTAAAGGAAAGCGCTATAAAATGGCCGAGCGCGCCCCAACCATTTGGCTGCCTGCTGATATAAACAAAATAATACTTTATGCCGACAATGGAATGATAGCACACCAGGCGGCGGATTACACCAAATGGTATTGGGAGGGAACCCGCGGGATCGAATGCGACATTCGCCAGCCCGATGATTACCTATCTGACTGGCAGGACTATCATCGATATTATTATCCGGGAAATTCCGTATAAAGTCGGTTGACTTGCAGTTAACGCCAGATGCAGAATGAATGAAGCCGGTGAGGGGTGGCACCCTGACCGGCTTCTAAATCTCCTCTGGAGACCCATCCAATGTACTTATATCCCTCAATTAGCGGAGCAATGCCAGGATATCAAGGCATTTCTTCGTGAATTCCCGCGATGGCGGGAATATTACGCCGTTCCCCGACCGGTACAATCCGTCCCGGCAATCTCCTCCTCAGCCTCGTCAACAGGCCGGAAGACCGCTGGTTCCTTTCTATCCGGCCACGTTTGAAGGCACCGAGGCACCACCGCTGCGCTGGGTCGTTCCCAACCTGATCCCGCGCGGTTATGCCACATTGCTGACCGGCAATTATAATCTCGGGAAATCCTTTATAATCCTAGATTTGCTAGTAGCCGCAGCACTAGGGCAAGAATGGCTCGGCAATGAAGTTGCCATGAGCAACGTCTTCGGTTTGTTTTGTGAAGACCCAAAGGATCGATTGCATTGGCGGCTGGCGCAAGTTCTGCGCCACCATAATGCCAGTTATGCCGACCTGGAAACCAGATTTTCCTGGGATGCGCGATTTGGTGAATATAGCGCACTGATGCAGTTTCACCGGTTTACCGAACAAGGCCGAACGACTCCCTTATGGGATCAGTTGTGGCATTTGACGGTTCAACAATTGGGATCACAGATAATTTTTATCGATACCGCGCGACAGACTTTCAAGGGCGAGGAAAATTCCTCGTTACAAGTCACAGAATTTCTGAACAACTTGAACAAGCTCGCCGCGGCGATCGATGGAGCGGTAATTATTAGTCATCACCCGCCCAAAAATGGCACTAGCGAATATGCGGGCTCAGGTGCCTGGGCCGGCACCGCGCGCAACCACCTGTATCTTACACGCAGCAAGGAGTGGGATCCGGAAACTCGCGAGGGCTGGGATAAACGCGTCCTGCGGCAAATGAACGGGAATTACTCAAGCGAGAATGAGCCGGCCTTAAACCTGCGCTGGGACGCCCCGGCAAATATGTTTTTGCTTGATGACACGCAACCAGCCGCCGTGTCCGGCTCGACCAATCTCGATATGTTCGGGAGGATGGATCTCGACCTGCGGATCATGGCGGCGGTGCGCTCGCTGATCCTCGACGGCAGCCTGCCTCATGCTGCCCGCGAACGGCAGCAAAACATCGTCAGGTTGTTGCGGGGGTTGCCGGGCTTTCGGTCGACCGCCGAGGCGCAACTATGGGCGGGTGTCGACCGGCTGATCGAGAAAAATGAACTGCTCAGGATCGAGTATGGAGCGGCCGGAAACCGGCGAATTTTGTTGCGTCCAGCCGATCTGCGCTTCCCCGGCGAGGGGGCCTAGAAAGACGCGGCCGCCCAGTTTTCTCAAACCGAATATCAGCAGCAACCGCCAATCCGTACAAATAGACGTAAGCCGAGATCGGCTCCGGCACGGCAGATTTGCCCTTGCACCAACGCGACACCGTGGCCTCGGTCACTCCGAGCACCGTCGCCAATTCGAGTTGGCGCAGCTGTAGGTCGCCAAGGGCATTTTTGAGATCGGCCGCCCGCAATAGCGGCGGCGGCTCGAGCGGGATTGTTTTCATGGCGCCTAGTGAAACGTGTCCGCCGCTGAGGGCAATTGGCCGAGCAACAGCCGTCGCTCCCGCACTCCAACACCCTTGTCGACGAGCTCGGCAGGACGAATGCCCCATGCGCCGATGATCGCCTCGGCGATTTCCCCTGGCGTCACGGTAGGATGAGCGCTGGTAAAATTCACTACCTGCTGCGCGATGCTGCTGATATCGAGATCTGCTCGCGCGAGCTCGAGAATGCCGAGCCGTGGCACCACTACCATAACCATGACCGGAAACTGTATACCTTGCTGACGGCAGTGAGTGCGATGATCCAGGATCAGCTGTTTGGCGTCAGTCAACAAACCTCCAGTAATCCGATTCCCATGCAAAGCACGCAGCCGACCGACCAATTGCGCGAGATCCTTTGCCGCCGCGATCATGTCGGGATGGGTGTCATCGTCTTCCCGGATCATTTGAGCGATTCCAATCTTTCTATAGCATCGTCACGACTATGCTCGGTATCTGTATATTTTGGGACATCATGCATGTCGGCATATCGTGCAAACTCTTTATCTTCAATGTCTTTTGGACACCATGATCCGGGCGATCCAAGACGAACCGCCAAATTTCCATCTAAACACGCGTGAATTCGCCAATCTGTAGCTCGCGAAGGCGCGGACAGTTCCTTTATTTCTTTTAGGATCGCATTCCGAAATTCTTGACGAGAGTTCATCTTCATCCCCGCAAATCAACAAACAGCGGGCCAGCGCTGCGCTGCGCCAGCGGCGCTAGGATGCTTTCGGCATAAAAGAATAGCGAAAGCGCATCGCTCTCGTCATCATTCGCCGGAGTAAATCCGTACAACCTGGCCATCGCCATAGTCGCCGCTTTTTTGCCCTCGCGACCGCCGTGTCGCCCAAAGCCCGTAAAATGTCGGGTGATGGCGCTGCTCTCGACCTCGCGATATTCGATGTTGTAGCGATATTTTATCAGCTGAGCAACAGCGCGCAGACCGATCAGTCGTTTGATGACGGCGATGTTGAATGGCGGCGAGCCGGCGCCCGGCACAAGATCATCACCGGCTTTTTTGAAGCGGATCCGCGGCTGCGGCACATAGGCCGCTTCAGCATAAATGTGAGTGATCTGGTGCTCGGTAATCATCCCGGCGAGCCAGCCGGCAAAGAGCGAGAATATCTTGCCCTCGTCGGCACCGCTCTCGGCCAGCCGGCGCGACCCATATTCCGGGCGCATACCCGGTGGGCCCCAGGCGTACCCGGTGCGGGTTGCGATATCGAGCGCCAGGATTTTCATTTACCGAACACATCGTGGAAAGATATGGATTGCATCATTCCACGTGGGTGATGGCTCAGTAATCTGAAAAAGACGGCATTCCTCAAGTTCGGCAGATGTGGCTAGACGTTTAACTCCTTCCTTAAATTTACACCGAACTTCTCGACAGGGGGTTGCTATCGAAGCGACCTCACCGTTTCGGCACCAAACCATGTTGCCATTCATGGCGCGAGATAGATTTATCTTAAACAGAGCCCGACGTATTTCTCCTAGACGGCGCTTGTATGGTGCCGAGACATCGGAAAGCTCTGTCATCAATTGTAGCTCTTCTTCGAGCAATTGCGCCTCTTTCGATTCAATCGACATGCGGAACCCCGGCATCCAAGGGGAAATTCGCCATCGCGTGGGCTTTTTGATGGGTAAACCAGATCGGCAGCGTGTAGCGGATCCCGCTGTGCACCGGCAACACCTCATGCACATGATCGCCATCGGCAGGGAACATCACCAGAAGCCCGGGCCGCGGTTTGATGGACAGCCCTTCCCGCCGAAAGCAGATTTCGCCTCCCTTAAAATCGCCATTCAGATAGAAGATTGCAGCCGCGCAGCGCTGCGGGGTGTGGTTGGGCACCCACTCGCCCTTTTCGTTCTGTCGGCAATTGTCGGCATGCTCGATATGAAAACCGCCCGGACCAAGCGCGGTAAGAAGGACGGTCTCAGGATAAATTAGGTCCGGGGCGATCGGTGGCAAAATATCCCACACGAAGCGCCCCGCCCGTTTTACCAGATTGGTAATGATTTCGCCGCCCGGAACCGAACGATGCCAATATACGAGCGGATTGCCGCATCCGTCTTTGGCAGCGGAAAACTGCTTGTGTTGATTGTATAGATCGATTAGCCGAGAACAATCCGCTTCAGAAATTGTTTCGGTAATCTGAAGGATCATGGGTGATAGCAATCAGGCGAGCAAATTAGCTCGCCGCCATTGCAGACAGTCGCGCTCCTCGAATATCTCTTCCGCCGCACCTGGACTTTGGCCATCGGCTTGGGTGAGCATGCTTTCAAAATCAAGCTCCCAGTCAATCAGCGCTTCGATGTCCTCCCATTCCGGCTCGAAATATGGGTCTGAATTGGGATAGCCGCCGATCGTCGTGTAACTAGGCATCGCCTCGCACCAGGGTGTCGGCGATTTGCTGCTGGCCCTGGATCCACGCGGCATCCCATTGTTGAGCCATGAAGGTCCCGGGCGACCACGGGTTTGAACCTCGGTCCTGACCGGAACGCCCGGCCGCCAAACCATTATCCTGGGCGTTGCGCACTTGGTGCTCGGCGATCGGGTCGCCACTTTCTGGCGAGGCATCCTCATCGCCTTCGCCATCATCGGTCTGCGGCAGATCGAGCGAGCTCTGGAAACCGATCGGTTTGCCGAGCCAGGCCATGTATAGCGCCTTGAGCCGGAATGCCTCCTCGCGCGCGGCACCACTTAGCCCATCCACGCGAATCGCCTCTTTGAGCTCCTTTTTGTCGAGGCCGGCTGATTCGGCTCGTTTATAGGTGTTGCGCAGGGTTCCGTTGGCGCTGTCGACCGCAGCCTTGGCGTCGCGGATCTCGCCGACAAAAGCGAGAAACGTTTCACGTGAAACATTGCTCCCGCCCTCGCTGGCAGCGGTGATCGACACGACGTTTGTCTCTACCGCGGGCTTGTTTTTGCTTCCGGGCGGACGACCCCGTCTCCGCTGCATCGGTTCAACTGGCGTTGTGCGCCTTCTGCCTCTCGCCATTTTATCTGTATCCTCTAAAAGACATGCGATAAACCTCTGTCTCCCATATCTTGATTAATGTCAAATGCGAATCCCAAAAAAATCTTGACGGATTGTTAAGTTTCCTGTGATATTTTCCCGGATGGACGGAAACCAAAATCACCGGGCGATCGAGCTGATGCTGGCGGAATGCCTGGAGGAACTCGACGAGACGGATTTGCCCGAAAATCGGCGGGTGGAATTAGAACGGCAAATATATCGGCTCGAGAATGCTCTCAACGGAGATGAACAATCATGATGACCCCTGCAGCACAACCGCAACCCCAGGGCATCGGCGACAACCGACCACCACTTGCCGACCAACTCGATATGGAGCTAGAGGAATACCGCGCGGCGGTTGACGCGCATATCGGCTCGGCGAATCAGAGCTCGATCACCGATCATGCCTCAGCTGAGGCGGTCCGCTTGCTCGCCGGCAAAATCTCCGCGCTGGATAAAACCATCGCCGCCAACCTCGAATTACGGGTGCGGCCGCATCAGGACAATGTCGACATCATTCGGCGCAAATTCAACGCATTGCTGACGCCGCTCGGCACCGCCTACAAATCGCTGCGCGACATGATGATCGTCTATGTCAGGCAACAAGACGCGGAGGCGGCGCGGAAGCGAGCTGCGGCGGAGGCAGAGGCGCGACGAATCGCGGAGGAGGCGCGCAAGGCGCAGGAGGCGGCGGCAAAGGCTCAAGAGGAAGCGCGCAAGGCGCAGGAAGAAGCGTCCCGGCTCGTCGGTCAGGATGGCGAACGGCTGCCGCTGTTGGGTATTGTTCAGAAACCGAACAATACAGGCGCAAACCTGCTGGCCTTGCAAAAGGAAGCAACAAGCGCAAACCTGCTGGCCTTGCAAAAGGAGGAGGAAGCCGCAGCGGCAGCGTTGCGAGCGGCGGCAATCAGACCGGAGCCGATCAGAACTGCGCTTGGCTCAGCCAGTACCCGGCGCGACATAAAATTCGAAATCGAGAATTTAACTCAGGCACTCGCCTGGTTGCGCGCGCATCACAGAACCGCCATCACGGAGGTCGCCAACGGTATCATCAATCGGCATTTGCGCAGCCTTGGCGTCGATGCCGTCGAGCGCGGAGGCGTTTCTATCCCCGGTGTCAAGGCGTGGGTCGAAAAGGGAGTGCTGATGCGATGACGAAAACTATAATAATAACGATGCCCGCAGACGAAGCTTCGCGCCTTCTTTATGAATTGGGTTGTGTAAAAGGATTTATGGCTGCCCAATATATAAATTCAGAAAGGCAAATGTTATTGCCTGATGTCAAAAATTTTACAGAATGTTTGCGAAAAAAACTAATCGGCGAGGATATGCATCATGAATGACATCGTCGCGCTGGTCGGGATATTATTGGTGGTGATAGCGGTTATTCCTATCGCTAGATGGCTGATCGGAAATTCGCCGGATCCCGGCGCTGGCGTGCCGATAATAGGCCCGGTCGCTGGATGGTTGGGCGGGCGATCAGATATCCCGACCGCGCATCACTGAAGGCCCGTCATGATATAACCATCGCATGGATCTGGATTGCACTCGAGGCGGTGAGCAGCGCTGGAACACCTCTACTGCGTTCACAAGGGTGGCTTCGTAAAGAGCGCTGGCAACTGTGCAATTGACGCCGTCATCCAGGCACTTTTAACAGTGTGGATCTACTTAGCCATAATTTCGGCGTGTAAACCCTAGGAGTAGTCCCTATGTCTGACGACAAAGCAGAAGCAAACACTCTGCCGGCAACCTCGGGCGAGACGGGCGATTTAACCCAACTCGGCGGCCCAGACTTGCCGTTTTCGCTGCGCATCATGCTCGATGACAAGCTCTATG